TCCACCACTTTCAACTGTCAGAGTCACACCAGATGCAACTGTTAACGGACCTGTAACTTGTGCGTTCTCTGTAGCAAGTATAGTTGCGTTAGAAGTTAAACTTTGTGCATTAGTTCTAAATATACCACCAGATTTAAAGTTACCTTTGTTTTCTGCTGCTGGGGTAACTGTTCCAAATGTTCTACCAAAGAACATGACAAAAATATTATTGCCAGAGTTATTACTTGGTGCTGCTGAAAATGTTAAAGTTGTACCATCTGGCACAGTGTAAGCTCCAGTTGGCTCTTGCACCACACCATCTACGGATACAACAATGTCTTGTTCTGAACTTACAGTTTGATTTAATGTGAAAGTTGTTGTACTGCCATCGCCACTAAACTCTTGTCTTGTTGCTCTCAAAAGCTGGTGATATATTGTTACCAATCAAAGGCATAATTTATTCCTATTCACTAATTGTGTCTACAACTGACACCCATACATCAGCAGAACTTGCTGTATTACTTTTAATTTTTAACGCATCACCACTAACCATAACAATCTTAGCACCGCCATCAAGAACTTGTAGACTTGATCCAGCAGGTATTGGTGCGTCTTTTACAATATGTATATCGTTAGAACCATCATTAATATAAACCTCTACAGTTATTTGTGAAGTAGTAACATTGGCTACTGTTATTCCTACTATGGCATCATCTGAGTTTGCTGTTCTTAGTGTTGTTGCACCAGTTCCAACTGCGTTTGCTGTATTTCTTTCAAAATCTTGTGCCATTCTTTACTCCTATAACGCTATAGCCATTGCTACTGCAAATCCTTTTGTTGCTGCACCAATATCACTTGCTACCTCTGATGTGCTTCTACTTTCTAAACCATTAGCTGTAAATCTTGCATACTCATCATCAGCTACACTTGTACTGTCAATTTTTACTGCGTTTGTATTTGATATGCCAAAAGTCAAACTTGCTTGACCACCAATATCAGACAAAACCTCACTTGCGCTTCTGCCCTCTATTGATGTTCCATCTACACGCAAGAAATCGTTGTCTACAACTCCAGATGTAAAAGTGGCTACGTTGCCACTTGAGATACCAGAAGTAGGAATATTAGATGTTAAAGCCACTGTCCCAGTTGCATCTGGTAGTGTGATAGTATTGTCTTGTGACGGATCAGATACTGTTAATGTTGTTTCATGTTCATTTGAAGTTGCACCCTCAAAAGAAAGATCAACACCAGTATGTAAAGCTACTTTTTTGAAAAAGAAATTAGCACCAAAACCTGCATCATAATAAGTAGTCATTGATCCATTAATATTTGCCCTTATTCTTAATAAACCATCTTCACTTCCATCTGTAGTATCAGTTATCACGGATTGTATTTTTGCGTAGGTTGTTTCATTGTCTCCAGCATCTTCTCCTTTAAAAGAAATACTTCCAAGTAAGTCATTTGCCGCTGGACTAGATGAGTTTCTGATTAGATTTAAATTTGGATCTTCAGACGCACCTGCATCTGTAGATGTAAGTGTTAAATCACCAGTAATAGTTCCATTACCTGTACCACTAAATCCATTTATTGTAGGTGTTGTTAATGTCTTGTTTGTTAAAGTGTCTGTAGTTGCTCTACCTACAATAACATCTGTGGTGGCAGGCAAGGTTAATGTTGTATTGCCTGCAAAATCAGAGTGGGCAGGTGCTTTTAAAGCTGCATAGTGAGCATTAGAACTTTCACAATACATTCTTAGCTCTGATTGTGCACCAGTGTTTTTTAATTCTATCACACCACCATTAACTGTAAGATCATCACCTACAGATAAATCTGCACCTAATGTTGTATTACCACTTGCATCCAAAAACACAGTCTTTGACGCTGGTAGTGTACAAAATATAGTTTTAGTTCCCGCACTAAAGTTGACTGCATTATCACTATTAGAGCTACTAATAACTGTAGTTCTTGCAAGTGTTGAAGAATCGCTACTTAACGTACCTAACCCCACTTCAAACTCTGCTGACCCTGGTAATGTTACTGCATAATATGTTGTATTAGAATTACCAACACCAGTTCCAAAAGTTTCAAAACCAGTTACTGCACCCGCTAAAGTAAACGTGCCAGTACCAGTTGTAGTGGTTGTTTCTTTTACTCTGTCGTTTAATACTAATGCCATTATTTAAGCTCTATCGTTAAGTTGTTTGCATTTATTCTAAATATGTCACCACTTGCTATTGCCTTACTTGCATCAAGTGCACCTATAAACAAAACATTACCACCAGATCCTACAACATCTAAACTAGCACTTGCATGAGTTGCTACAAAGACATGAGTGATCGTATTGTTAGTTCCGCCAGAGGCGGCAAACTCTATGTTGTTTGCATTTTTTATTGTCTGTGTATCTGCTGACTCAGCAGTTAGTGTCCAATTAGATGCAGTAACTTGTACTCTAGCGTAATTTGTAAAAGTTGCTTCTGTTATTGTTGGATCTCCAGACTCTCCCGTTGAGTCATTAAAATTAGATACTGCCGTTGCTAGTCCAACATAAATGCTATCACCTGGTGAACTAAACGATGCGGCATTATTTTTGAAAATAAAACTTAGAAGTCTATTTTCTAAAAAGGTGGTTGCTGCATTTGCTGTTGCCATTTTCTACTCCTATGTTCTTGGCCTTGATGGTAGACCAACTCTATATCCATCTGTGTTTTCTCTTGCTTCTCCAAGATCTTTAACTCTTTCTAAATACTGCATATACAAATTTGTATAATTTTGTATGACATCAGGCTCGCCTTTCATAAAAGTATACGCTTCTATGAGCGATCCGTAAAGTAAAGCATATGGTGCATTTGTACTTAACCAAGTTGTCCCACCATCTGCTCCAGCAGTTAAACTAGTAGGCCTGTAAAAATAATGTAATTCAATTGTGTAGGCAGTGTCAGGTGTAGGGGCCAATATAAAATTGTTTTCATCAAATCTAGCATAATATTTGGGTAATCCAGTTGTTGAAGCAGCTGGCGTATATTCTCTTATATAATTTACATCTTTTTGCAAAAGAAAACTTTCTGATCCAGAAGTAGTAATTTGTAACGAAAAAGATGCTAAATAATCTGTAGGTACTGTTAGAAACTGATCAGATGAAGTTAAAGTACTTGTAACATTTTTTCTAAAATAATCAAGATCTACAGACTTTAACAATTTTTCTTCTGATGCTTTTATGAAGTCATTCAAATGATTTACAAAAGTAGTCTCAGCATTGTCTGTGTAATCTTGTATTGCTGTCTTTAATTGTGCGTATGTAAAACTCATGGTGTCACACTCACTGGTCCTGCCGTTGCATCAACACCTCCACCTTTTAAGCCTCCAGCTGTTGCTGTTTGACCGTTAGCACTAAAAGTGTAGGTATCTGTTGTTACTACAGTTATACTATACCCAATAGACTGTGTCAAAACAGATGGAGTAAATCCGTCAAAACCATTTACTTTTTTAAACCTAACCGTATCACCAGTTGTTCTGCCATGACTTGGTTCTGTAACAGTTATTACAGCTGAACCTGTCGATCCTGAAAGAAAAGAGTCTGGATTTAATAACCGTTCAATCGGATTTTCTGTTCTTGCGGGCCTTGCGTTTTTAATTGCTTGACCATCAGAGGGTACATGAAAAGGACCTAATTGAGGGTGCTTTGGTTCAAACTCATCAGGACCTACTAAAGATCCATTCCACTCAAATTTCATATCTCTTAATCTATACCTCATACCTGAACGGTCTGAAATGCCGTAAGCGTGTTTGCCTGTAGCAAATCTACCCATCAATTACTCCTCAGATAACTGTATTCAGGAGTAACTGTAAAACTTGATCTATCTCTATCTTCACCCATCGCTCTTTCAAATTCTTCTTCATAAATCGCTTTTAACATTTGTGTTAAGTTAGGATTTTTTTTCAAAGAAATGTAATAAGCTAAACCAGCTGTCAAACAAGGGTAAAACCTAAAAGGTACTTCTAAAGTGTTTACCGAACCATCTGCGTCCTGTATTCTGGTTAAAGCATCATAATGAATTACATCGGTACTATTTTCAGGAGCAGGCCATATTTTTAAATTAGGTGTAATCTGTCTGTCTAAAAAAAACTGTGTTGGACGTCCTGTTGTAGTTTTATTTGGTATTGATAAATAGCTATCTCTACTAATCCTACTTAAACTAAAGTCTGTGCCACTTCTTCTTACCACGGCCGATAGAATATCTATGACATCCGTACCCAAGGAATAATCAACATCATCAGCTGTGACTGTTTGTGTGCGTTGTTCAATAGTCCATTGATTAAGACCTCTATTTGCCCATTCCGCCAACATTAAATTCATAGAGCGTCTTGCTGTTTTTAAATCATACCCTGTTCTAACTTCTAAGCCACACCGCTCAAAAGCTTCTTCAATGTATTCAGCTACGTCTAGCTCGAAGTCTGTTGAATTAGAAGTTGCCATATTTAATCCTTATACAAATTATCAAACGTAACACTTGGGTCCATATAACTATTATCACATTCTGCATTATGAATCCACTGGCTTGGTTTAAAATCAGGTGCACCTTCACCTGTTTCCCATAACGCAGGACTCGTCGCACGAACCCTATTATTAGGTAATGCTACTATATTTCCAGTCCATTTACCAGCATCAGTTAATTCTATTACATGACTTTGTTTATGTTGAGCAGGATCATCGGCTATATCTGACTCTGTGTAATCTACAGTGAAAAGGTATTTACCTGTGTAAAATTTACCATCAATCTTACATTTCCAAGGACTTGAGCTTACTCGGTCTAGTTTTATTATTGAATGATGATGAGAACTACAATCCCAAGGTTGGACTAAATGAACAGGCATAGGCTCTGGCCAATTGTCCAAAGGAGTATCTGCAACTAGAGCTGTAATCGGCATACGAGCCCACATAGCCCCACCGTTAATATTTTGACTTTCATCAAAATCAGACTCACAACCTGTAAAAATCATTTGAAAACTTAAACATCTATCAGGCACAGTGGTGACTGCGATTGCCATAGCATGAATAAATTCACCATGATATTTTTCGTGATTGTGCGTATACTCTCTTCTCACCCAGCATTTGAAATGCGGGATGTTACTTTGAAGATAAGGCACTTATGCTCGGCCGCCTCTTCTCATCTTCTTGATAGCACCGCCTTTGGCAAAACCTTTTTTCTTCATGCCAGCTGCACCGCCACCCATCATCTTCTTAACGGCACCACCTTTGGCGTAACCTTTCTTTTTCATTCCGGCTGCACCGCCGCCTCTCATCTTTTTCACAGTTCCGCCTTTAGCGAAACCTTTCTTTTTCATTCCGGCTGCACCTCCACCCATCATTTTGGCGTAACCTTTTTTCTTCATATTTTTTTTCTTTTTTGCTGGCATTTTGCCCTCCTTTGTTAACTACTTACTGAACCCTTTGTAACCTTACGTCTGTTAGACATAACAGCTCCACAGCCTCTAGCTACTACACTACCTGTTTTTACTTTACCTTTAAAGGGTCTTTTTGCTTTTGTGCTTGGTACAGCTCCACCTGTTCCCATCTTTGTAACCTTCGCTGCTTTAGTATTAGATACAAAAGTTTTGCCCTTTGACCCCTCACGTTTTTTCTTTTTTGCAGTAGCCGCTCTCTCTTTTTGTGATAAACTATTTGCTTTGGATCTTGGCAAACATCTGTCTGGGTTTTTTTTATCTTTAGAAGTTCCACATTTACCTTTAATTTTACCGTCAGTGCCGATTCGCACCCAATCTTGTTTAACCCAATCTTTAAGTGCACCCATTACTTTTTACCTTTTGCCCCTTTTGCATAATTAGGGTCTTTACAATATTTTGATGCTGCCATATTTGCATAAGCTGACGGATATGTATCAAAAGTTCTTTTAGCCCATGCCTTGCCAGCTGGACAAATTTTACTACCCTTACTTTTTGCGGCACCACCTTTTTTAAAATATGTAACCTTTTGTTTACCCGGTTTGGGTCCAGTTCTAACAACGGTCATGCTGTGCTCCTTTGTTTTCTAATACTATCTTTACCTTTTTTAAATATATTTGCAACTTGAGTTTTACCCATCACTTTTGCTCTTTGCTCACCGACTGTAAGAATTTGTATCTTTCTCGCAAACGGCTTATTGATTTTCTTAACCTTGGCAACAGTTGCTCTGGCATCCGACGGCGTAGCAAATTTAATACTAACCGTGTCCTTAGGGTTTTCGTCCGTATATAAGCGTCTGCCAGAACCTTTTGGCTTTTTTCCTGTTCCAACTTTAGGATCTTTTTTTCTTTTTTTTGCCATTTTTAAGTAAACTTCCTAGTATTTTTGATTGGTTAGCATGAGCTTTACTAGCCTTTTTTAATTTACCTTGAACTTTTTTCACTTTTCTTTTTGCTACACCCGTTAATGCCATCATCTACCTCCTACAAAAATAAATACAATGGATACAAGTTGTATAACTACACCCGCAATCAACATCCAAACCCGTCTATCTATCTTGTCAATTTGTGCTTGTAAATGTGTAAGATGATTACTTTCTAATCTTTTTATCACCTCTTCAAGTACAGACATTCTTTTGTCTAAATTATGTAAAAAATCTTTTTCTCTTTTTGTTGCCATCAACACTTCCATCGTCTTCTTGCTTGTCTTAATCTGCTATTGGGGTTTTTGGCTGCTTTTGGAAACTTCTTCATTTGTCCTGCACTTCTTGCACAAAATGATTTTCTTCTTTTAGCTGCTTTTGAACCTTTTTTAACTTTGCCAGTTACCGCTGTTTTTAACTTACTTCCAGGATTATCCCGTCGATATTTAGCTACACCAGCTGCTGTCATGCCCGCCCCACTTTTAGTGGAGCGGTAATATTTTTTTGTTCTAGGCGGTTGTTTGTCCCTTTTCCTAGTCATAGTTCTTTCTCATTTCAAGCGTGATAGTGTAAGTATCCGCACTTGAATGACCTACTGTTGTAAACAAAATATCTCCTGTTACACCAGAACCTGCATTATTTTTAAGACCGCCAAAGCTAGAATAGTCGTGATAACCACTTTGGTTTTCACCTAATTCTATTATAAAAGCATTTGAAGTGGCATCAAAAAATAATCTAGTTTTCATACCTACACACTGCCACCATATTTTCTCTATAGTTACACTCGTGCAAGTTTGACCATGACCATTTGTGTTTAAAGCACTTACATCCACCTTTTTGACAGCAGACTCGCCTGATCCATCAGAAATATTTGTAAACTTCTGAATGACCTTTTTATCGCCATCAAAAATAGTTTGAGATGTTACTGCGTCAGCCATTTGTATCTCCTAACTAAGCTTCGTAGCCCATTAATTCAATAAACAATTTACCTGCTGTATAATCGGCATCTGTTGTATCACCAAGGGTTAAGTATAAAAACTCATCAGCAGCTGGCACCGCAGTGAAATAAACTTTACTTCCTAGTGTTGCATCACCAGCGTTAACCAATAAGGTTTCTGTTAAACTTGAGATAGCACCGTCTTCCACACCAGTACCCTCTGTCGCAGAATGTACGTTTATGTCTGGGTCACCACCTGCTGGTGCTTCAAAACATTCCATACTACCTGTTAAAATTGTACCGTTTCTAGCAGCTGTGATCTGACCTAAGTGACAAACATTAGATGTTCCGTTTACACCAATTATGTCACCGGATGCAGTTGATCTTAAACCAGTTAAGTCAATTAAAATTCTTGTGGTTATAATACCACCAACCCTTTGAACAGAACTTCTGTAAATAGTTCCTGTTCCACCTGTAATACCAGTACCAGCCTCTACTGGCATAGTATTAGCATCAAAAGATGTAATACCACTTGAGTTAATACTTGATAAGGTTGTAATTGTACCTGTGGAGGCATTTTTACTAATAGAAGTAAAACCACCTTCAGATCTTATAGGACCTGAGAAAGTTGAATTAGCCATATGTTTCTCCTTGTCTTGGCTATTGTCGAAGTTAATTCTTCGTCAAGGTAATTCTATTATACATAAAAAAAGGGGCCTGAAAAGACCCCTTTAAAAAATATGCATTTATTTTTATGCCCCAGGAGTTGCAAATACACATCTCCAGTCGGAAACACCAAAGCTATAACGCTCTCTAGCCTTAAATCTCATGTTACCTGTATCAAAATCGCCTTCCATAGCTGTTTTGATCGGTGCACGATTGAAATATTTAAAACCGTTTGGTGCATCAGTCTTGATGAAAAACGCATCTGTGTCTGTTAAGAAGTGGTTAACAACCGCTCCTTCTGGTAACATACCCATGTTTTTGATTGCGTTTGGATCATTATCTGAAGTTCCAACTCTAAGATTACTGTTCAATACTCTTTCAGCAGTAAACTGTAATTCTTTTGGAATTATAAGTTTTGTGCCTCTTACAGCAATTTTCAGTCCTCTTTCATCTTTAAAACCAGCAATATCAATCAATGCCTGCTCAAGTGATGTCTCATTTAAGTCAGAGGCAACTGATAAGATGTTACTTTGGTTACCATTGATGGTTGGGTGAGAAGCAGACGCTAATGCAGCACCATCACCAATTGCACTGCTTGTACTAAACGCATTGTTTAGAATAGCAGCAGCTTTGATCTGTTTGGTTTGTGCCATAGATCTAGCTAATGCTTTGGTGTATCTACTTGCAAGTCTATCATAAAGATTATCCTCAATAGCTTCCTCAGTGATTGAAAAAGCAAGAGCAATAGTCTCATGTGTATATCTTGCAGTAAATGTTTCTTGTGCATCGTCGAAGCTCACAGCTCCACCTTCTGATTTAGTCGGTGCAGTTGAAAAGCCTGCTAACATCACTTCTTCTTCAAACGCTCTATCTGATGACTCTTCATCAAATATCTCTGCGTGTTCATTTTCATACCTGTCATACTCAAGGCCAAATAAGGCATTAAGACCAGGCTCTAGCTCTTTCGCTAATTGTGCTCTTGATATAGCCATACTCTATTCTCCTTATATACCAGTATTGGCAGCGGTACCAACGGCAGCCGCAAAGCCTGAGTTAAAGTGTCCTAGAAGACGTACAATATACTGATGACCCACTGCTGAGTAATCGGTATTACCTTCATCTTCATACAACCCTACTATTCTGACATCCAAAGTTGCTGTTGTTGCAGCTGTAGATATGTCAAGCATATCAGTAGACTGACCTGTGTTGGTGCTACCGTTGTTTACACTTGCCATACTAGCATTTGCAAAAATATCAGCCAAGGCTGTCGCTCTATCTGTGTTAGTTCCGTCTGCAACTACTGTGAATAATTGCATAGGATTGTCAAATACAAACGCCTTTATGGGGAAGTTTGTATCAACACTGACATTATTTGATCCTGGCCAAAAGTTTTTAAATGTTGTCTTTTTTGTGCCTGAATCGACATATTCAACACCATAAAAAACTCCTAACGGTGCAACCGCTTGGTCAGAAATGTCTATGACTCCTGCGGAAGTAGGAATTACTATGCCACCTTGATAGATAGCATTTGTATTATTGGACGCAATTTCATACTGTGTAGTACCAGTAGTGTTAGCACCCGCACCTACTAACCCAATAGGACGTAAGCCATAGCCGCCTGCTAAATTATTAGCCATTTAAGTCTCCATTTAAGTTAAAAGTTAAGATTTTTTCCCTCCGAAACTTACGCGAGATTGACGGTCTGGTCTACTAATCGTCATAGTAGAGTGAGCATTTTCTCTCATCATATCCTGATCCACTGCCTGCATTTGATCCGCACTTCTTTCTGCAAAGTATGCAGTTCTTTCTGCTACGGTTTCTTCAGGAATACGAGCTAAAATTAATCCACCGACTCCGAATATACCCTCATATTTACCTGACTCAATAACTGGTGCTTCAAAATCTGGATATTCATCTTTTCTTACGAGCTCCCATCCTTCTCGTATTTTAGCAGAGATATTCTTTGTATCATTGAATCCTCTGGTTTCCGCTCTTATCCAGCGATGTTTGTATCCGTCAGGTGCAGGAGGTGCATCCAACATAGATGGTGGAGCCCACGGTTTTCTTGCAGCTGTCTTTTCTCTTGTATTAGATGTTCTAGGAGACCTCGAAATAGGTTTCTCAAACATTTCGTCTTGTGTTGCCATAATCAATTACTCCTTAACATATTTTGCGTACTCTTCAAGAGGTACATTTAGTTTTTTTGCTAACGCAACCTGTCTTGCTGTAAGCTTAACAGATCTCTTCCCACTACTACGTCCAGAACTCGATCTTGACGCGGAAGCAACGCTCTGGACGGGTTTTTTGCTTTGCGTCTTACTAGCAAACTTATGAGGAAATTCTTCACTCATACGTCTGTCTAATTCAGTATAGTATTCATCGGTCTTCGGGTCAACACCATCTTGTTCTACTAATTCTTTGTGTATACCAAAAGCAGCATAGGTCATAGCACTATCATTACCAAACCAATCATTACGCTCTGCCCAAGCTTGAGCTTTTGGGTCTGGTGGCGGTGGAGCAGCAGGTTGTTGAGCCTGAGGCTGTACCTGAGGCTGTGCTTTAGCCTGCTCCATTTTTTTCTCCTGAGCAGATTTTGCCTGAGCCGCTCTTTCTGCCTGAACAGTTAACTTAGTTATCTGCTTTTGGGCCTCTGCAACTTGTTGAGAGTCACCTAATTCCATAGCATTTTTTAAATTTATTTCTGCTTGTGCCATTTGACTTTCTACCCTTCCGGCGTACTCATCAACATAACTAGAGTCCATTTTATTCAAGCGTTCTCTCAGCTCTTGATTTTCTTTTTCTTTTTGTTGAGCGAACCTGAGGGCTTCATCTGCGTTTTTTTCATGATCCCGCATTTTTTTAGTAAGCCTGTTAATACGCTTTTCAGTTTTGTTTTTAGCTTCTTCAAACTGGTCTTGAGCTGGTTCACCTTCTTGTACCACTGTAGTCTCAGCATTTTGAGCTTGGTCTTCGACAGGGATTTCAACATCTTGAGCCTCCTCTTGCTGTTCATCAATCTCTAAATCTAATTGTTCTTCTTTTTTTGGTTGGTTCATATCTTCCTCTTAAAAATGTAAAATATCTTCAGGTTCTTGTATTTTTGCTAAAATCTCATCATCGTTCAGTATTCTTACTTCACCACCATCTATTTTAAATCTTGAACCTGCGTATCGTGCAAACATCACCCAATCTTTTTCTGCACACCAAGGACCACTAGGAAACTTCTCTGGGTCTTTGTAAGCCATAGGACCCATCTTTAAAACAAATCCAACTTGTGTAGATATTTGGTTGTCTTCAACAACTTTATCTGGAAGGTATAAACCACCCTCTGTCTTTCCTTTGCCCCTATAAGGCAGAATAAGCAGCCTCCAGCCGGTTGGACTTGGCATCCGGTCTATTAGGCTCTGATCTGCTAAACTTGGGTCTAGGACCCTTTCTTGGGGCTCTACATACATTTTGTCTAATGCTGTATCATTCATCGTCTTTCTCCTGACGGTCCAGTAAACTTTTAAGTTCCTCGTCAACATACTCTAAAGCTTTTCTTTCACCCATGAGCTGTCGATACTGCTCCATATTTTTTACGCTGTCGTACAACAAAGCCTCAGAAATTTGTTTCTTTCTTTCATTTATAATACGAAAAACAGCTTCTGCAAGATAAATCTCACTTTTTGACATAATTAACTTATAACTTCCTATTTTGTCTTATATCTTCTTATATAGGATAGCAGATTTACTCTTGTTCTTCAACAATTGTTTGATCTTTTGGTGGTTCTTCTACAACTGTAAAACACACAGGGCAACGATAAACATAAGCGAGCTCTGTTTTGTTCATCGCAACCTTACATCTTTCACACAATATTGTTTCCATTCTATGACCCGTATGTATTCTTAAATGTCTAAATAAATCCTGTGTTATGTCTTTCTCACAGTTTTTTTTGCTTGCCTAAAGTTTTTTGCAGTTGGTGCACCTTTTTGTCCTTTTTTTCGCATACGCTCTCCACTGCCAGCTGCAATTCTTTTCTTTTTTGCGTGTATGTTTCTATATAAACTCATTTTTTCATATTCTCCCTTGCTACACCTTTTGACTTCTCATAGGATCTCATTCCTCCCAATCCTAGTAACGAAAGGGTTAAGGTCATAAGTTCCCCCGTTTGAAGTTTTGGCAAACTAATTTCAGGCATCCATATCGCTGTTGCCCATTCTGCAATAGGCATGATAAAAAACTGCGTTAGTAGGCCGAGAGCACAGATCCACATTATGGCGGGGCGGGCCCCGGCTACGAATATTGACGGGTGCTTCGCCTGTTCAGCGTTAGCTGCAATTTGACCTTTTGCCAGCTCTTGAGCATGACGGGAGGCAAGTGTTGCTAAGTCATGTGCCAATTTGTTTTTTTGATCTTTATCTTCTATAAATTTGCCGAGCAACTTAGTTGCTGGTCCGATTAGTGCTTGTATCATTACCATAACCTCATTTCTTCATTTACTTTTACCAACTTTACAAAACAGTCATATTTTTTCGTGTCATCACCAATCCGCACGGTCTGGTTGTCAAGATATGACTTAAAATAGTCTGCTGTCTTCACTGACTGAAAATGTAAGGTGCCCGCTGGATTACCCGCCAAATAGCACATGAGCAGGAAGGCAGGCTTCACTTTCCATTCCTGTTCATATAAGCTGATGCACCCATATATACAGAGACAATGCCGCCACCAGTGATATAAAACAGATTACTAATATCGGCAAGTGCTTTAACTCTTTCGAGATCGACCAAGAACATTGCAATAGTAAAAGAAGCCATTGCAACCAGACTAGCTGTTGCCATACGCCTTTGTGCCCTTTGCTTTCGTAAATCATGCTCAAGTCTTTTTATTTCAGCCATGTGAGCAAATTCGTCGTCTGAAACTACACCGTCTCCGTCCATATCGTATTTTTCATATTGAGAAGACTTCTGTAATTTCTTACTCATAGTAAGTCTTTAAAGTAGTTTGGATCACCGCGTACAAATTCGTATTCAGTCACAACGCCACCTTCTTTTTTCTTAATAGGCTTTACTAAATCACCGCGGCCTTGCTGCATCAAAAACTGTTCAAAACTCATAATATCTGAAGCTGGACCGTCGAAAAACTCTTTTCTTAATTCTGATTCTGTTTTTTCATCTTTTGCCATAATTATTTACCTTTCTTTCCTGTCATTGCTCTCATTCCCGCAGCAGCTCCTCTTATACCTACACCACCCGAATCTAATCCAGAACCAATCTTTGCGCCAATTATTTTTTTGTTTATATCTATTATTTCCCTGATCGCGCCTGCACCAAGATTTACGACACTATTGCCATTTCTTTTTTTTGCCATTACTGACCTCCTTTTTGTTGTTTCATCATTTCACGCCTTTCAGCTGCATTAATTCTAGCAGCAGTCTGTCTTTCTTGACTATCAAGTCGCTTATCAAACTGTGCGTCTCTTTGCTGTACCTTTTGTTGCTCCAGGCCTAGTTTAGCCGCATCAATCTGTGCATCGTTCTCCTCAGCCTGTGCTCTAACCTGTAGCTCCTTTTCTTTTAATTGTACTAACGGATCAGGTCCTGGTGCCGATAACTGAGCACTTAATTGTTTTAAGGATGTCATTCCCTCTGCAACATATTGTGCTGTCCTTGCTTCCACGTCAAGCATCTGCTCTTCCGACAACGCTTGACCACCACTGCTTTGTATCATCTCTACAGCTGCTTTCTCTCTGGCACTAATTCTTACATGGTCCATAATATGCTTCTGTAAAGACACGGCAATCTGTGGTGTGCCTGCTACAAGCGGTGTTGATCCAAAAACCATGTGAGACATGATGTGAGCTTCATGGTCTTGACCTTCAAAAGCCACCATCGGTAACATATCTAAAGCATCTATGTTTTCTGAAGCAGGGTCTTTTGGCTCTGCTTCTGGCTCAGGTGTTCTTTTCAAAATTCTGTCAATATCTCTTACACCCAAGGCCTCATACATATCCCTAAACACTTCGTACATATTGTGCATTTCAGGTGCTGCTGTGGCCATCTGCATCTTTGTCTGTGCCAAAGCAATCCTTTGAGCTTGCGAAAAGATATTAGGATTTGACACAGGTAGCACATCGACTCTTTCATCAAAGTCTTCTGACTTTACTGAACTATCCACACCCGCAATGGTGTAAGGATAACTGTCTGGTAAAAACTCAGACATAACATTAGCGAGCAGTTTAAACTCCAATCTCATTGCATAGTGCAATCTTTTGTGCACAGCTGACATGACCCGTGAGCCTTGTTCCAACATAGCAATCGTAGTACCGACCGCCGCCTGCTGATTACCATCGCCTACTTTCATGTCCGTAATCGTTGCGAATCGCCGTCCAGCGTCAACTACAAACCCTAAAAGTGCCATCAATGTCTGGTCTGGACCCTTAAACGGTAAAGACATAAGACTAGCTTTGATATCCCCGCCCGGTGCATCGACGTCCCTAAACTCTCCGGGCTGTAATGGCTCGTCATCATCTCTGATCCGTAGGCCGCGAGCTTTAAACCCTGCTGGTAAGTTCGATAGCGTCCCTGCATCGATCAACTGTCTAAGTGCAGCTGTAGCTGTTCTTGATAGTCCGCCTATCGTATGTATTAACCCTAGTCCGTAAAACCCGAACCCCGGTAAAAACTTATAATGTACAAAATATTGTATTTTTTTCTTTTTCTCATCGTCTTCTTTATAATTCCTGCGAATAGATAAAACTTGGCCGTTGTCCTGAGAAATCGTTACGACATAAGGTACCTTAATTCCTGTTGCTTCACCTTCTTCGTCCTCTTCTTCAAACCCCTCAAGATCTAAATCCACATGACACTCAAGCAAGGTACAATCATAATCGACATTAGATGGATACATACCGTCTATACGCTCTAACTCCTCTTTGACAGAAGAAGTTTCGCCTTGTGCTGGTATGACAGGTATATCTCTGTAAAAGCCTGATAGTTGTCTCTTCCTAAGATCATTTAAACTCATTTTGACAACATGAGTAATATTAGGACAGGTCTCTAGATCAGATGTGCTGTAGGGCACAACTAAATCTTCAGCTGGTATAAACTTACTTACAGCTCTGTCTAAGTTCTCATCATAGTAAACTTTTTTAAATGTTGATCCTGCAAGTGGTAAATAGAAAAGCATCTGGTCAAACTCAGGCGTATATTCTTCCATAACCGAAGTTATGTAGTAATTCATAAATTCTTTAACACGTTGAGCTTGGTCTTCTTTGTCTGGTGTGCTTGTTCCCATGACAAGAGTTCTAACTGGACCGCCCGGTGGAAGGAGCTCATTGAAAGCTTGTGCTTGGAACTGTGTAGCGGACTCTGCAAGTAATGGATGAGTAACTCCGCTGGCACCCCTAAAGGGTTGGGATCTTTCTTCGTAGCTAAATCCAAGTAATTCAAGACCATTGGCAAAGGCATCTTCCCACTCCTGTCTGCTGCTTTTGTTTTCTTCAAACTCACCTGTCAACTCACCTGACAAACGGCCAAGCTCTTCATCGGACATATCCTCTGCTAAGTTAGCATAAAAGTCACCGTCCATACCCTTATCTTCACGAGGATCAAAATCAACAACAACGCTGCCGTCTTCTTCTTCAACAATCTCTACGTTCTCTGGTATTTCTTCAACATTCATACCCTCAGGTATTTCAACGTCCATTTCATCTTTCAACTCTTGTTCATCGAGTTGCGTTGGAACTTTGTCCACCATGCTTGGTTTTTCTGCCATCTAAGTCTCCTTCTGAGGACTATACCATATATTTAATAAATGGTTCAATACCTTGTGTATTTCTGTACATATTAACAGCTTTATCTTTCATTTCAACCACGCCGCCTTCGGCTTTCATAAAATCTGGATCGCTGGCCGCAGCTGTATCTTTTTTTGCAAATTTACCTTGTAAAACTTTTGTGTCACCTGGTGCTCTATTTATTAACATTTCATACGATAGGTTACCTACATCTTCATACGAATTAACATAAGGAACATGAGTAAACCCTTTAGATGCTAGCTTATAAGAAATATAATTCACCGCCGATCTTATATCTTTTACATCAAAATTATCCGTCTCTAACAATAAATCATCTCTTGTAAAAGTTTTATTTTTAAAAGGCCCAAAAGGGTGATTATTAATTTGTTCAACCTTATAATCTATTAGCTCATCTTCTGTAAAAGGTTTTCCTGTTTTTGGATTATTAAAGGGTTTGCTTAAATCTGCCATCAAAGGTAAAGTGCCGCCTCTTGCTTCAGCATCAGACTTCATTATTATTTGACCGTCTTTGTCTCGTATTCCTCCAACCTGACTTATATACCTATCTTCAGCAGCTTTTGGCGTAGAAGCTACATGAGGGCCAAAATCATAAAACCCTAATTTATCTTCATCAAACTTAGTAAAACCCTTGCGTTTTTCTGGGCCACCAATGTTTATTGAAAAATGATAAACAGGGGTATCTATTCTTTTAAATATTGATTTAGCATCACCGCCTTTATAATTTTGAGGGTGGTGGACAGCTAAACTTTTATTGTAGGCATTTCCTAAGGATGTTTTTTGAATTTTATTTAAATCATCTAAAAGTCTTGCATAATATTTAACAAGACCATCACTTGATTGTACTTCACTTCGTGCCATCATGTTATAACTATCGGACTTTGTATTTGTTTTATTAATAAAATACAAATATCTTTCTTTTTGTAAGTCTAAGTTATCTTTTACAACAGGTTTTATTTGATCAATTCTGTCAGATATAGCTCTTTTTTTGTCAGCACCTTTTAAATTTTCTCCTAATTTTAAAATACTTTTTAATGTAAAAGCAGGTATAGCTTGTGTTAAAACTTCATCCTTATCATCCAAAACAGCGTCAAACCTAAATTGTCTTTCAATTTTATTACCTGATGGTAACACATCTACATAATTTACATCCATATCTTCCAGTTGGTTAAAATAATCTTCATCAGTAAGTTTTTGTGTTACATCCTTACCTTTTGTTATATCCTCACCTTTTATAAGCTTAACAAGATCTGAACGCTGGGTCCCAATGCCACCACCCGGTGGAACCTCAGTTAAATTAATATCTCCCTTGCCTGCCGCAGCTCTTATAACATCTTTATACAAAGGTCCGCCTTGAACAATAACATCATCATATCCGGTCATCGTATTAATGATTCTGTTCATTTGTATAGGATCGCTTTTAAATTTTTGCCCAATCTCTGACGACATCTTTAAATCATAATTTTTAATTGGTGTGTCTCTTGATATTAGACCGTGTTTCGCGGACAATATAGCGACATCTACATCTTCTGGGACACCTTGTTTTTTCAGAGATTGAAAGACAGAACCCATGTATCTGTCAAAGGCTTTCATATTTCCTACATCAGGACATTTCTTCTGGCTACAAGATACAATAACAAGTTTACGTCCTGCTTTTTTTGCAGGATCAAATAAACTCTTGTCAGTTAATTTATATATTTCTTTATTTAAACCTTTTATAAACTTTTTCTCTCCAGGCTCATAGGTTCTACTTGCAGGGGGTAAAGAGAAAAGATCATCACCGTCATCATCCATAAATAATTTAGAGGTATCTGGGCCTCCCTCTGTTGCTAACTTAGGACCTACATCCGGTATAATATTTTCCAAACCCTTTTTAAGAAACCTAGCTCCAGGACCAACTATGGGTAAAACAGCAGCTGTGCCTAAAGTAATAAGTCCAGCCCCACCAAGAGCCTTCAAAGCATCGTCGCTTTGTATCATCTGTCCGCCAAGAGACAAAATACCCGGCAATTCGTAAGCTGATATAGCTTCACCCGTTACGGGCATCATGGAAGCACCAAGGTACTGGCCTTCAGTAAATGCCTCCGGATCTTCTTTGTAAGCTTGTTGTTTTGCTAGATAGCTAGTCACTAGATACCAACATCAAATACTTCTACAGAACCATCTTCCTTAATTATAGGCCGCACGTTACCAGAAAAAGGTATTTGATTGCCCTCTTCATCAGTTGTAGTAGTCCGCATCCGTTTTAAATCCTGAAAACTTGTAAAGCTACTTAATGGATCAAAATTTTTAAATAAAGGATTTGCTAAACTATCATACTGCTTGAACCTTAGATCATCTTGTGTAACTTGAGATAAAAATTCACTAAGATACTTTTCTTGATTTGTTTTGTCTCTTAATGTGGTAATACCAAAACCTTTATCCTGTTCTATTTTTCTAAACTCTTTTGGAATTAATTGTAAATCATCAACCTCTTTTTCTTCAACTTGTTTTAAAACGCTCATAGCTTTCATCACTGTTGTGGGATCAACATTTTCAACACCTGCTTGTTTTAAAATTCTTTTTAAAACCAGAGCACTCCTGGACGCTGGTTTTTCTTGTATTTGCATAGTCGTTTGTTTAAGTGTCTCAATACCTGCGTTACCGCCCCTTTCTAAGCCTATTGAACGAATGCCTTCTGATTCCATTGGAAGTTCTGTCGGGGCTTCGTAGGTAATATCACGCACATCCACGTCAAAAAGAGGCGGTGCTAAATCTTTATATTGTTCTTCTCTTAAATCAACAACATTTGGCTCCATGTTCCTTTGAATAATTCTGTCAAAAATGTCCGCTTCTGGATTAGGTAAATAAGTACCACTTTCTTCAAACATCCGTTCTAATTCATCGCCAATAGCTTTTTCTTTTTCTTCTATATTTTTTTCAATATTATCGTAGAGTTTTTCTTCTTCTCTACTTTCATTTACATTTCTTACTACAGAATTAGCCATGTTACCCTCAATAATACGCTCTTACTTTAACAGAATCAAGCTCTTCGCCCCAATCATCGCTCGGTAGCTGTACAAAATTACCCTGACGGTACCGCATTAAGGCTTGTGTCATACTGTCTACAAGGTCATCATACTCTCCATTTGGAAAAGCTGCAACCTCTTCTATCATTTCATCTGCAAAAGTTTCATCGGGGGCCCAAACCATGCCCGCTTCAAACAACGGAGACACAGAATGTACTCTTGAAACCTTATCATTACCTTTACTCGGTGTAAAATTAACAACTGGAATGCCCATGTTCCGTAATTCGTGGGTCAAGGGCATACCTGACGCCTTAGCCTCAACAATTACTGTCTCAGGGTCCCAATAATTATACATTTCTAACGCTAATTCCTTCAATTCTGGAAAATCCCACCGTCCTTTCTTGCTATCAAGCAGTATTAAGGCAGGCGGACCGCCTTCTTCCTCTGGATAAAACACGCCCCACGTTGTAATCGCACTAAAATCTGCTGTTTCACGCTTCGAGAAAGCTGTATCGTAGCTCTGAATGACATATTGCAGGTTCGGAACGCTTGTTTTTTCCCATCTTTGCCACCATTCTCGTTTAATTATAGCATTCTCTTCGCCCGTTGGCTGCTGCTGATACTGAGCGTTCCATTTGCTTGGAGGTATTGACGCTTTTACAGCTGTTAAGTCTTTCAAGCTCCAGTATTCGGGCCAACAAGGCTCACCGTTCTCGAATATTGCAGGTAGTTCCACGATTTCCCACTGATCGGCCAACGGGTCTTTAGCCATAGAACGTATTAATTGACCAGTTAAATCTTTTTCGGACCATCGGGTCTGCACCAAAACGATTGTACCACCGGGTTGTAATCTCTGTCGGGGGCCCCCAGTGTACCAATCCCAGGCATCTTCAAAACCATTGTTGCTCATCGCAGTTTGTTCTGAGTGTGGATCGTCGATAATAACAAGATCACCACCACGACCAGCTAGGTTTGATCCTACACCGACGGCATAATACATACCGCCCTTGTTTGTATCCCACCTTCCCGACGCTTTACTATCTGCTGCAAGTTTAACTTCCGGAAAAACTTCATGAAACTCATCCGTGTCCAAAAGATTTTTTACCTTACGTCCAAAATTTACTGCAAGTTCTGTCGTGTGTGTTGCTTGAATGATTTTCATGTTTGGGTTTCTGCCCATCATCCAGGCCGGAAACAAAAAGGATGCGAACTCTGACTTCGTATGTCTTGGTGCCATGTTGATGATAAGTCTCTTTAGTTCCCCATTCGCAACTCGTTCTAATTTCTCTGCGATGATTTCATGATGACGCCCTTGTATGAAAGACGGCCATATGGTTTTGACGAATGATAAAAAGTTATTTTTACAAGCTTCATTCTTCTCTAACTGAGCTAACCTTAGTTCTAGTTTTAAGCGTCTCTCGTCGTGTCTATTACCATCCATGTAGGGGCCCCTATGCTATGTTATTTTATGCCATTTATCGCTTATTATAATATAGTTAACGCTTATATCAAATTTTATCTGAATATTTGAGAAAAACTTGGCAAATGCCGTCGTGCACAACGGCTGTGGGACCGCGGAAAAAATAAAAATATTAAAGATTCCGGCCTTAAAAATTAAACTTTATTTTGGAAGGATCCTATTTTTTTTTATCCTGTTTCCTTCCCGGCCGGCGCGCGGATCCGGTCCAGCTGGTGCCGGTCCAGCTGGTAAAGATAAACCAGTTTTAATTTATGATTCCTGATGCCGGAGTCGTGGACCAGCTGGCGCGGATCGCGGACCGTGGCCAGCTGTTTACGGTCCGTGGACCAGCTAACAGACTCCACGGTTTACAATTCAATTAATACGGTTCAGGGACCAGCTGGCGCGCGTCGTAGGTTTTAAAGCGGTATAAAAGGCGCGCTGGGCCTTAATTAACTATTATAAACGCGCTACAGCTTGTGACGCGTCCTAAATTAAAAAAAGCAGCGCATAGAATAAAAAAAAGCCGTCCAGCTGGCCGGACGGCGTTAGTAAAATTATGAAGTTATATTTTAACTTTGGTAATATCTGATCGATTTATAGCCGTCAGCGTGGCCTTCAATCCACGGTTCTAAATATTCAATATAAATGATTCGGCGTAATAAACTAAAATCGTCATGATGTTTATTAAGCGTTATTTTTGCGCCGTCGTACCAGTCCATAAACCAATAATCTATTCTATAAATTCCGTCTTCTAAATTCCAGAATATTCTAAATTCATCGGAAGGACCGCCCCAGCTTAACTGTAACCGCCAATAATTACCGCTATTTTCTTGTTCAGCTTGTAAGCCGTCAACATAATCAAAACATAAAGAATAACTGTTTAAAAATTCGGTCATACTTTCATAACTTCTTAAATCTAAGCTTTTAACAATTTTAAAAAAGTTTTCAGGGATTGCCTTATTTTTGGCCTTACGTTTTATATTTTGTAAACTGCTAAAAAATAGATTAGCGGTTTTAATATCGTTTAAACGGTCGGCCAGCTCTCCGGCGACTCGCTCTTTACAAGTTAATTGATGATTCAACATTTCGACTCCTTTCATAATATAAAATGTGATTCTTGTAATTTGTAACAAAAAAAACGCCGTTAGTAAATAACGGCGTTGATGCAGCTGCTGCGGTCCAGCTTTATATTAAATGATTTCCATAGTATGACATTTTAAAATTTTACTTACTTTTAATTCTGCGCCATACAAAAGGCATTCTTTACATTGTTTAAACTCTCCAGCTGGTATATTACCGCTTTTGTCGTTTTCGTAATGGCCATGAATCGATTCATTAATTGTAAAACAATTTTCACAATCTAGATCTAAATAATTGATTGTTTTTAAATCACTCATAAATTTTTCTCCTATATAAAATGTGATAATTAAAGATAAAAAAAAACGGCCTAAAAGTAAAGGCCGTTTAATCCAGTTCATAAAACTGTTATCACCAAGGTTGCATTTTAACTGGCCAAGGCGACTCTATTCCAGTCATTTTTATTAAGGTTTAAAACTTTACCGCCTAAACGTTGCCAAAAGTCCACGTCGTCCGGCTGGGCCTTATTACCTACCGCAGTACAAGCGTTAACTAATGTGGCCTTATTGATCGGCTGGCCTTGTTCATAACCGGATTGCCCAATAGTATTTAAAAGGCCTTCCAGTACGCTGGAAGTCTCTTTTTTGGATAAGGCCATAACTTTGCCTAAGTCCTCTACAGCGTCATTCATATTTTTATCAGTAGATATTTTATCCTCTTTAGCCTTCCTAAATAATTCAACCTGATTATCAAACTCTTCACGGCTACCATATGAAGCTATAATATCTCTCATCTGAAGCTTTAAAAGCTGGTTGTCGGCGTCCTTAGTTTCATCGGTTAATATATTCCAATTATCCCCATTTCTCGCGGACGTTATATGGGCCTTACGCGTGATTTTTTCGGTTTGCATACCGTTTAAACAAGCTAAGGTCCATAATGTCATACCGGTTGCAATACTTGAAAAACCTACTTCAGAATTAGAAATAAATAGACCATTGGCCATATGATCTCCGACGCCAGCGTCGGCGGTTTGAATTTCGCTTTTTAATCTGATGTAAAGTTTTTTATCAGTATTAGCATAATTGACAATTTTCCAGCAGGCACCAGACTCGGCAAGTGTAGGTAATGCAGACTCCAATAAATCAGAATTATCAAAAGTTTTAAATCTATCCGATAAATACGCTCTAGCGGTACCAATAACATTATTCATGTACTGCCCGGTTGTTAAATTATGTAAAGCTTCATTACTAGGTGCCTGAGGATAATTAAATGATCTGATCATACGTTTACAAGGCTCTTTTTCTAAAATAGCATTTGTTAATTGATCATATTCCTTAGGATAATTATTTTGAAGCCTACGGCCTACCTTGGTGTCCAAACCGTTTTTAACATTCATCTGATCTAAGCATACGTCATTTGCATTCAAGATTTTTGTTTTCTCTCCGTGATCAGCTTCCATAATTATTTGTGTGGTATTTGGGCCGTCTTCATTAACGACGGTTTTAACCTGAAGCTGGTTTGTCGGTGCAATATAATCTTGTTTTTTTCTATTTAACTCTAAAATCTCAGTACATAAAGATTCTAAAGTTCTATTTTCATTTTCTAAATTTCTCACAATATTTTCTCCTTTTTAAATGTGTGAATTAAAAAAGCTGGGAATAATCCCAGCTTTAAATATATACTTTTTATCTTATATGTAAAGTTTATTCTATTTTTCCAAAGTCTCCGGCTATATGGTGCCTTAAAACTGTTCCAGCTGGTAATGCTTTAGACCAGCTTATAAGCTTTTTACTATCGGATTGTTTATCTTTACTTAATGCCGTGGCATTCCAATGTAAGTTAACATTACCGGCCGTTGCATAACAACCACCATTTTCATTTTCATTACCGGCAATTTTCTTATAAGTGCCATGATCAGTAAAACCAATTGCATATAACCTATCCAGCCGTGAGCATAAAGGTTTACCATTACCGCAAGTACTACAATCAATACTTGAATATTCAGCTGGGCATCTGACAATTAGTTTGCCTGAAATTTTTTGTGATTTTTTATTATTCCAGAATGTATCCTTAACATTAATTACAGCTGGTACGAAGCTGTGCAATAAAAGATCAGTTAGATTTTTTGCTGAATAGTTAATTGTAGTTTTGCCAAATTTTAATTTATGCTTCCAATACCTAGGATTAAAATGAGAATATGTGAAGCTTACGCCACCAGCTGGGACCGCATCAGATACCGCATTTAAATATTCAGTATCTATTTTGCTGGCACCAGCTGAAGCATCAGGTTTTAAACTGCAAGTAATAGGGCAAGTGGCAAACTTATCTTGGCCACCAGCTCTATATGTTACCGCACAATTTGTAGTTTTTTTAGCCGATGATTTGTTTACTAATTTTAAAATTTTTCCCTCCTATGTGATAAAAAAAGCTGAGAATAAATCCCAGCTTTCATTTATATCAGATTTTTCTTATATGTAAAGTTTTATGCAAATCCCCAGTATCTTAAAACTTTCATATCATCTTCATCTACATGATCTTTTCGATCAATATAAACATCTATTTCAGGACCATGCTGACAATTGCCGTCGGCGTCAATATATTCTCTGACCATAAAAAAATCATCGTATCCTTCTTTTTCAAAAACTTTAAAATTTGCATAAGTTAGCCTGAGTAAATCTTTATCTTTAATCTCTTTACCTTCGCTATTTACAATAATATTTTCGGTCCAAGTTTTGCCATTAATTTTAGTTTTTTTCTTTTTTAAATATAACAAATCAAAAAACCGTTTGTGGGAGCGCTCATACGTTCCCTCATTCTCTATGCATCTAATCATTACGGCCATTATTCATCCTCCTCATTTTCATCTTCATCTTCATCAGGTTCATTGTAAAAAATTACTATACACTCTATAGCATCTCCAAAACTAATACCTTTACTAGCTTTACCTTGTTTAATTCTAGCTTTTTCTTCAGCTATAATTTCTTCAAGTTGTTCTAATCTTGCATAGCACCAATTGGTGTGACCTAAATTTTCTTCGCAAGCTTCGTCAATTGCGTCTGAATGATATCTTGACATAAGTTCTCCTATAATATGTGATTTATCTTATATATTTATCAAATAAAAAAGGCCGTGTCAATCACGGCCTTAATTTGCTATTTTCTACGGCGTTTCATATGCTTTTCATAATCCTCACCGTAAAGCCATTTCATTAGGTAATGTAAAATGAACATTAATGATTCCTCCTTTCATATTGATTATCTATTACAGCATCATTGTGTAATTCTTTTTCTTCGTCATCTTTTAATTTGGAGTACAAAGTAATTCCATAATCATAACCTTGGTTATAATAATGATTGTTTTTATTTTCATCACGTTCTCCGTGCAACAATCCATCTGCAACACCATCTTTAAAAGCTAACAAATCTTGATCAGTCATTTTCTCCCTCCATCAGTTCAAAAAGTTCGTTAAGTTTTCTACTAAATAAGTCTATTTCTTCGTCATCAGGAAAGGTTTCTAATAAACTTTTAAACATACCTTGGGCATCTTTAAGCTTAGTTTTAATATCAACTAGTGTTTCAGGTTTGTAACATTTATCAATACACCACCACATACCTTGTTCACTAGTTGCATATTCATAAACTTTTTGTTCACAAGAATCACATTCAACCATCTGACAATCAGCACACATAAATCCTGAAACTTCTCCGTCATCAGCTGGTATACGATTGACGAACTTACCTGATCCAAAACTTGTATCTTCTTTGCAATCGATACAAAGATTGCCTAAGTCTTTTAGCTTTTCCATAAGGCCTCCAATTTTAAATCTAAGTTTTGAATTTTTTTAAAATCTTTGTAAAGATCATCATCATTATCATAACTAAAACCGTTTATTGTAGCTGAATTAACTGCTTCATAACCTTCATCTAAACCATTTTCTAAAATAAATTTGATCTCCATTACACAAGATATAATTTCTTGTTTATCTTCTTTGGTCAGTTCAATTTTGCTCATTTAATCCCTCTCTTTCCATACTGTTAGTGTTCCTTTTTTAACAAATACTTCCGGAGAAACTCTTGTATCTGATGTTTCTTTACCAAAATAAACAGTTCCTCTCCAGTCAGGCTGAATATATTTACCGCCGTACCATTCTGTTACTTTAAAAAGTTTATTTTGTTTGGGATTATACTCAACCAAATCGGTATCGTAATTTCGTGAATGGCCTTGACCAAGTGTCCAGTTAGTTCTCCACTTACCTTTGACAAATGCATGGACATATTTTTTGCCCTCGGCCGCCACTTTTTGTCTTGTCTTTTCATGGACAATAAATTGTGCCTCGTCCAATCTAATTTCATCGATGTATCCAACTGTGATCCATCTGTTTTTGCCCTCAGCATTTGGTAGTCGCATTTGGACACTATTTGTATAACTTTTTAAATTACGGAACATTCTAACTTCAGTACCGTCAGTTATACTTGTCTTTGTTAAATTTGGTTTAATCATTACTCTTCCTCCTCGACATTAACAACATCAAAACGTAAATCTCCAAAATTCCAGTCTGACAAATAGTTTGCCAACAGCTCTAATGATTTACCTCCCTCTCTACCATTGTAAACATTTGGGGCGTCTTTAAAAATTTCTTTTGCCATAACTTTAGCTTTTTCTTCAGCTTCTTCTAAAGAATTAGCTTTAGCTGTAAAATTACGATCAAGCCAAATATCAACGTCTAATTTAAAAGTATAGTCTTTCATACAATCTCCTATATAATGTGTATAAGAGTTGTCGCATACTTTTAATTTATTGTCAAACTAAAAAGTTTTTCCCAGTCAAAAGGATATTTAAGTTGTAGATATGGTTCGAGTAGAAGACCTTTGCTTCTCAGCTTTACTGCATCTTTGCCCTGATACAAATATAAGTCCTCTCGGCCTCTAACCATAATCCAAGTTGAACCATGCCCATGCCGAGTTAACCAAGCCACCTGATTAGGCGAAAGCTTAACAACATTACCAGCTGTAACTTTTAATTCTATAAAATGAAATTTACCTTTTGCATCACAGACAAGTAAATCAGGTATGCCAAGTGTCATCCAGTTTTCTATTCTTGTCAGGATTATGTTATCAGGCAGTTTTTCTACTGCTCTTTTGATCTCCTGATAGAAGCCGTTTTCCTTCTTCGGCTGAGGCGGTGTCTTCGTGGTCAATAACTCCCTCAACTCTTTTTGGCTCATACGAATCTTTAATCTCCTTGAGAGCTTTTATTACTTCATCCTTAGACATACTATCAATCGTGCCATGTCTGATCTCAGATTTATTAATATAGATATTACCTTGTGCTTGTCCTCTTCTATACTCAGCCTGAACAGCGGCTGAGTAAGCACCATTCTCTAAAGCTCTATCTCTAATTGTCTGCAAATCTTTTAAATGTCGTTTGTAATTAACGCCATATTTCTCATCCAGTTCATCTCTATAAAGTTGAATTGCTCTTACAACGTGAGGACAGATTTCAGGATTAGTCATTTCATAAGCTCTTGTATGAGCTGAAGAAGCTGGAAAACCAGCATTTATTGCAGCTTCTCTCATGGTTATCATACCATCGTTTGAGACAAGCTCTTTAACAAACTTTTCTTGTTTACGAGAAAGCTTGCTATGTATATCGACTTTTGGCCGACCTCTTCCTTTTTTCAAAGGTTTTAAAATACTCATATCTTATATATATAACAGAAATTATTTTTTTTCAAAAAACTTTTTAGGCTCTTATAAGGCCAAACTTGATTTAACAGTATGGTTACATATTTGTATATCAGTAATGTAACCATATATGTAACTGCTATAATCCATATATATAAAGGGATACAGAGTAAAAGTTACACGGTTACACTAGTTACACCTATTTTTTAATAAAATTATTTTTTTTATTTTTCTGTCTATATATAAAGGCGTTTTTAATTTTTTGGAAATAAGTCTCTTTGCGAGGCGTGACTTGTGGACTTAGGATATGATGTTCCCAAACTCTCTTCATAGTCTCCCTCCTTTTCAAGCTGACTTCTACATGGTGGTATCCAAACCAAATCTGTTCTAAACGACCTTTCATCTTCTTCAAAGCCTTTCCAAACAAACCAAGCATAGCTCGTAGCTGTGGACGCCGTTGCCGATAGCTTTCCTTTAAGGATTGGTACTCGCTCTGTAAACTGAGCCACAAAATCAGGATGTGTCTCTTTAAATAATCTTTCATATCTTCCTACACTTTCTAAAAACTGCGTTCTTGCAAAGATAGCAACACAATATCTTGCTTGTTTTAATGCTTTTAATACAAATTCTTCCGCCAGGTTAAATGGTGGATTGGTTACAATATAATGATACTTCTGCTTTTCGTCTGTTTTAAGAAAATCGGCGATTCGGTCTTGACCATAATCATCTATGTCAGCTGAAACAACTGTATCAAAATACTCTTTCAATACTTTTGTCATGTGACCAGCTCCGCAAGCTGGCTCCAAACAATTTATATGCCCATATCGGCCAGTAAACTTATCAGGTATACGCCAATATTTTTTTAATACTTTCTCAAACAAAGCTCTTGTTGCCCAAGGCGGAGTAGGAAAGTAGTCTTTACTATCCTTATCCTCATGCCTTTGGCTCATAACAGCGTGTGTTTTATTTTGTACCATCAGGATCTTCACATTTTTCGCAAACTTCAGGCACTTCATCATCCCCAAGCATAGAGCTGTAAGTATAATCACAATGAGTGCAAACAAATTTACCTTGTTTTTCTCTAATCATTTCATCTCCTATAATGTGTTATGCGACATATCTTATACATATAATTTACTATGTCAAATAAAAAGCTGCATAAAACGGAGGAGTCTTATGCAGCTTCTTTTCATCACACATTATATAGTTCTTTATTTTTAATTAAGGTCGTAAAATAAAGAATCTTGAAAAAGGTAGTTTTATTGTTTCTTTTTCAACACCAGTTATCGCATATGATCACATATGTGTCAATTTTTATTTACATAAAGATAAACTAACAGCGTAATAAATCCTATAATTGAGGCACACAATATAACAATACCGATCCATTCCCATATTTTTCTGATAAGTTCTTGGCGTTCATAAATATCTTGTTGACGTTTTTTCCTGATCTCCCCTTCCATTTTAAGGATCTCATTCCATGAATTACTTCCATAGTGAAAATTTATAAATGTCTTTAGCTCTTGTCTTTGCTGTTCCAGTTTCTTTTTAGCTGTAAAAGCTTCGATGGCCGAGGCTTCTATTTCTTTGCCCTTGAATAATTTTTGTAGAGCTGAAGCATTCTTCGTGGTCTTCTCAGCGTTGTCCACATCACTCAGGGCTCCCATCCAGCGTGACAGGTCTTTTCCCATAGATTCTATATCTTTTCCGACTGCGAAACCATTTTTGATTGCGGTGAAAGCGGATTTAGCAACACTTAAAGCCGCGGTAATCGTTACAGGGTCCATTTGTAACCTTTCTGCGGTTGTTATGATTCGATTATAACTTTTTTTAATGTCAAGTCTATTAATTTATAAAAAGTTATTTATAGTTAAAGGTTTATGAATCAAGTTTTTAGAGGAGAGCCGTGTGTCATTTGCCATCAATGTGGTCGAAAGAAGTACTCAAGCGGTTGTACCTGTCACAAAATACAAAGGAAAGTAGCCCATGTCATTAGAACAAAAGGAAGAGGAAAAGATGAACATACCAAATCACACAAAATTACCAAACCGTAGGCCGTGTATCACAACTGATGTAGGAGAGGGCATTGCCATAACAGTCTCGTATCATCCTGACACAGAAGAACCAGTAGAGCTGTTTGTAACAAGCAGAGGCAAGAAAGCGTCAGACGGGCCTATGACAGACGCTTTATATAATTTGGGCGTTACGGCCTCTAAATTGATGCAGAAAGAAGGTTTTCATTCGGCTGATACAGCTGACTGACTTTTTCGCTTCATGTGAGCGTCAACCATCTCTTCAACTCTAGCCTGGTCTTCTGACTTATACTGTGAGAAGATGTGTCTCAGCTGGCCGCCAATGGTACGTCCCTCTGTTTTTGCGATAACTTTTATCTTTTCATACACATCTTTTGGCACAAGAACGCTTTTCCACTTGTTTGTATCCATGTAAACCTCGTTTTTTCTAAGATATTATGCGATTTTACAAGATATTACAAGAAAAAGGTTGCAATTAACTATTTTATTTAGTAATTTTTAAGTCTCTCAATTTTTCTCCTTTTTAGTATTGAAATTTTTTGAGGGGTGTAAATGGTAAAAAGGCTCAAGATTTGCTCTGAGCCTTTTACTTTTGGAGGATAGTTATGCGATTTTACTCACATTCGCCCCATGAAGGTCCCACTTCCACATCGACCTTACTAGGGACATTTAATTTTACCGCGTCTTCCATGATAGATGCAACCTTTTTTGTCTCATCAGTTGAAGTAAATGATACAGCTATCTCGTCATGTATTTGAATTAGCGGGATAATTCCCTCAGAATAAATATTTACCATGGCTTGTTTTGTCATATCAGCAGCTGACGCTTGGATCAGTCTGTTAAGTGCTTTGTAAGTGTAAGCTCGCTTTAATCTTGTCGTTGGCCCATATTCATTGACCGCTTCTTTATAAGGCAGAGCCTTGTTTAGAGCAAACGTATCGGGCTCCCATAGATCAAATCTGCACTTACGACCAAGTATGGAGCGAATCGAACCTGAGCTGGTGCGATTATTGAGCTTATTCATAACGCCGTTCATCAAAAGTTTAACAAACGGGACTCTGTCATGGTATTGTTGTATTAAACCTTTAGCTTCATCTACAGGTATATCTAGTTGATCTGACAGCTTATTTACGCCCATGCCATAGATCAAACCTAAATTAATCGTTTTGGCTTGCTTTCGTGGTATCTTTGCCATTTCAGCTACCATCGTATGAAAATCCATGTCAGGATCATTGATGTAACCGTCTACAAACTCATTGACACCTTTCATGTCGTGGTTCTGTGATCGGGCGTAAGCATGAGCGTAGTGAACCAAGATCCGTGGTTCTTGTTGCGAGTAATCTAAACTAGCCCACTTGGCTCCCTCTTCAGGTAAAAACAACGAGCGTATCATTGGTCCCAGCTGTGGATCACGGGCTGGAATCTGCTGTAGGTTAGGATGGTTCATACTAATCCGTCCTGAAACTGTACCGCCATCATCTGATCTAATCTGATTGATATGCCCGTGTATACGGCCTTGAGGCGTGGTGTACTTCATAATAGTGCTGATAAACGTACCGTGAGTCTTGTTAAGCTCACGGCATCTGAGGATCAGCTTTGGTAGTTCGTGTGTATGTTCTGCAAGGAACGCTTTTGTGAAACTTGGGGCGCCCTTGTCGGTCTTTGGATACGGTAGGCTGACGTTGTCGAAAGCCTTGGCAAGCGAAGCGGCTGCCCATATCTCTACGTTTTCATTAGTAAGTTCCTTGATCCGTGAATAAACTTTCTTTTCTTCTTTGAGCAGATAGTCTCTTGTACGTTCAACGCGGTCTGTATCGATACGAACACCTTTCCATGTCATGTCGATAAGGACAGGTAACACGCCCAGCTCAAGATCGACGATAGATTGTAAGTCTTCTTTCTGTATAAGAGCCTTGAAACAATTCCAAAGTTCCAAGGTGACTTCGGCGTCAGTCTCAGCATAGGGGCCAACATACATAGACGGTAGCTTCCATAGCTCTGCTTTCGGATCAACACCGAACTCCTGTGCTGCTTCAGTCAATCCTTTCTCTGACTTGGTCTTCGATATATAATCATAGGCTAGTGCGTTAAGGCTGTAGCTAAACCTGTTCTCATCGAGAAGTGATGCGACAACCATTGTATCAATAATACGGCCATTAATTTTAAAACCTGTGCGACGTAGCCAACCGGCATCGTATTGTGCGTTGTGCATGATTTTATCAGCGGGGCTTTCGCAGATCTTCTTCATCCAGTTATTGACGATACGTTCATCAAGGTTACCGCCACCAAGATGTTTGATGGGCACATAGCATTTAAAACCATCGACAGCTACGGCGTAGCCTACAATCTCTCCATTACCTGTGGGCCAACCTGGACCGCTACCTTTGATATCGGGATCTTTGGTCTCGACATCGATTGCGATGGTCTTGGCTGAAGACAGATCAGGAAGTTGCTCAGGTGGTATCCACTCGCTTTTCGGTGTAAACATTGCCATTTGTAGTGTCATAATAGTCCTATAGTTTGTTAACTTTAATACATTCGCCTAATACAATGTTGTGATAATGTGGTAATTCTTTTGCCCGATAGTAGATCAGCCTCATCTGACATTCTCGCTTTGTTTCAAACTCCCAATCAAACATATGTGTGAAACACGCTTGTTGAGCTTGACCGTTTGATATCCATGCGGCACATATGAGTGCCATTGCTTTAAACATCTTTTTTTGCCTTCCAATAACAAAGTATACACATAAGCGTCCTAACTTCGTTAACCCTAACTACTGGAAAATACGATTTAACTCCACACTTTTTACAGGTGCCGTCCCAACGTATTGTTCTAATTTTTTTCTCTTCCATCTTCAACCTCTATTAATTTAGCCAAGTACCACTGAGCTTTTTTCAAATCTTCTACACCGTTTTTGTGTTTATAACGTATGAGATATTTCATTATATTACCTTTTAAATAATCTGCAAACCCAGCACCCAACCCAGCTTGTATAACATGAATAGCTTCGACAGCGTTCTGCTTGTAGTGTGGTGGATGGTTTACCGTTTCATCTTGTTTTCGTATCATGTCTCCTACCTCTCTGTACTTGTCTCGTATCATTTCTCTATATGGTTTGTGGTCATCATACTTCATAATTTAACGTCAGCTCCTCATCTTTTTTAATCGGTCTCTTTGTAATTATATTATAGACAAGATAATCGTCCCAGTCTTGTGTACATTCTAGATAGCAGTTAGCCTGATCAGAGTGATTTATAAAACCACCAAGCGGTGTTCTGATGTAAGTCAGGATCATCGGCACCTTGATATGTGTAGAGCCAAGGTCTGTGCCTTTCTTAATATCTTGTGTGGCGTAAATGCCGTGACCATGAATGGGGCTAACCTGTATACAAACTTCATCAGGTAATGGATTGTAATAAAACCTGTTATAATTAACTTTCATTGTCTAACTCCAAAATTTCTTGTTTTAATTCTTCTATTACAGACTTAAAATAATTTGGGCGACCTTCCTCTTTTAATAATTTTTGATGTTTAGTGTGTAGCATCATATAGTAAAAAATTGCTTGTCTTAATTGTTCTCTAGTTTTCATATGTGATAGCTCCTGTTATTGTCATCAGGTTCAATGATGTAAAGATTTTGTTTGGCCCGTGTAACGGCCACATAGAATACGCGGTGTACGTCATCGTTACCAATCCGCATGGCATCGTCAGCCGCGGGCGATAAGTCGGTGAATATCACAACATTTTCAGACTCACCGCCCTTGGACCCGTGTATCGTGGATACTGTAATGCGAGGCTCGCCATTAAACTTCTCACCTCTGCGTAACAGGGCTGTAATGTATACTCTTGACTCTTCGGGCAATCTATCGAGTGCCTTGTGCCATATAAGTTCGTCGCCTACAACAAGTCCGTGACTGTTCTGTAATGTTGCCATGTCTAGCAAATCCTGATCATCTATGCCACTTAATTTTTTAAAACCTCTCTTGACCCGTGTGCCACTGGACATGAAGCTGTAGACGTCTCTTGCTGTATCGAGTGTAATCCGTTTACCTTTCCGCAGTTGTTCCCAGCCATTTACAGCTGAAGATATCTTCGCAGATATAGAACGATGGCCTTTGTGTGAAAAGAGCAGACCCATAGACTTGAGCGTTTCTGCGACTGGATTTAAGATGTAACCCGCTTGAGCTAGGATCAGCCATTGGCCTTCTGTGAGATCAATGTCATCAAGTCGTGCCATGTGTTTGACTGTGCCCTCTTCTTCTTTGGGCTGATAGCGTTTTGGATACCTATGCTTTATTCTATCGACAATAGATTCAGCGATCTTGTGTATCTGTCTTGGTACTCTGAATGACTGGTCTAATGTTTCAGAGGTGCCTTCTAAATTAATAAACTGATCAACATCAGCTCCCGCCCACCTGTAAATAGCTTGGTCATCATCTCCAGCTGCATACATAGCTTTGCTTTTCTTATCCAAGGCGTGGGCAATGTCCCACTGTAAAGGCGATAAGTCTTGTGCTTCATCAAGAAATGTAATCTCAAAGGTTGGACAAATGCGGTCATAGTCTTTAACAAACATCTCAAGCATATCTGTGAAGTCATAGAGGTTACGTTGTTTCTTATATTCAATGTAGCATTTGTGGACGTAGTTCACCGTGTTCCAGTCATCTTCTATATATGATTCATTATATTGCTGTCGTAGTGAGACTTTGCGTAGTCGTGCTAGATTGATTGTGTTAAGTATCGGATGATCGTTGTTCTGTTTATCAATGATATCTTCGTCCATACCGCTGATACGTCCAAAGGATATACCTATCTTCTGCCCCAGCTCAAGGAAATGTTCTCGTGACAAGACTTGCTCTGGCCTTATTTCTGACAGATTAAGTGCAAGACTGTGTAAAGTCCTGAAGAAAAACAAATCTTTTTCAGGATCTAGTTTAAATCTAGACGCTGCTCTTTCTTTGGCCTCGTTGGCTGCTTTCTTTGTGAAAGCAAGAAAGGCAATGTGGTTCGGATGCACACCTTTACTTAAATGATCATCGACCATATTTAGTAGTGTTGTTGTCTTGCCCGTTCCTGGGGGCCCGAATATGCGAAACATTAGTTGTCATTACTGGGATTGATAGGTGGTTCAAAGCCAAGGTCTTCCAAAAACTCATTAACCTTTTGATCAGATGGTATCTCATGGACAAAGATTGGTGTGGTTTCTCCTACCCAAGCACCAACAACATTAAACTCCATCCACTCTATGGCCTCTTCACGGGTCATGCCGTCTCGTTCCATAAAAATTTTTAGACATTTATTATAGCTGTAAACTAATACATCGGGCATATTCATACGACTACCTGTTCCTATGATAGCATCTTCTAGTCCATCAGCTTTGACCATTCTCTCATCGTCTTGCATTAAAAAGGCTCCTTTTCTGTTTGTAAATTTGGTGTATTAAACTCGTGATCCGTGTTACGGTGTGCGGGTATTGCCCAAACGCGTACGGATCGGTTACTGATTTTCATAACCGTACTGGACCCGTTAATATCCCGTAAGCGTTGGGCAATCTTGTGCGACTTGTACTCAAAAAACTTATTCTTCTTGAGAAAGTTTTCAAAGTCTCTTAGTCGAAAGTAAGTTAAGTGTGCCTCTTCATCGGTCCAAGGCCGTCTTAACAATATCTCTTCTCTTTCCTGTGCTTGCTGTAAGTGTCTGCAAAACTCTTCTAAATAATCGTAGAACTGTCCGCTTGTGCTTGCGTCTTCAGCTACTTCTATGATAGCTGCATCGTTTTCTTTCATCTCATTGAGCAAAGCACTGATCCGTGCTTCCCAAGTTTCTTTTCGTACAGAGCGTGGCATGAAGTTAAGCTGTTCCATGCAAGCTTTCTGAAACGTAGGCTGTGATAGCAATGCTTCTGTGTCTAGCTCCAAAGGCTCGCCTGAGACGTCCAAAAACCAAACAGGCGGTGTTGAGTTATATTTTCTTAAATTAGCGACTGTAGCCCCTTGTACGGCCGATCCTACGCCATGTAAACGCGTTCTGCACAGTTCTTTGTTACAATGTGCGTTGATCGGGCTGTCTGTGCATTTGTAGGCATAATCTTTCTTCTTGGCTTGGTTGGCAACAAGGTTGACCTCACTTAATGGTAGTGGTGGATCAAGATAGGTCATGTTGTAGGTTAGTATCTCTGTCTCCCAGCTGTCAGGAAACGCTTTGCGTAAGTAAACAGCAAGGTTAAATAACCCATTGTTACGTCCACCCTCACTAATCTTACTTTCACATAAAGTCTGTAAACATGGTGGACCATCTTTAATTGGTGTATCTTTTATATCTTCTACTTGTAATGCTAATATCTGCTCGTTATTGAGCTTATATTGATCGTAGAGGGCGATAAACTCTTCTAAGGTAGCAGAGGTGCCGTCATCCTTTATCGCGTATCTAAGGCCACTTTCTGCGTCATAATATGGTAAGTTTAAAAAATTACCTACATCGCCACGATCTAAATGTAATTTAATCTGTTTTGGAAATATCTCGCTTTGACCGTAGCCAAGAGCAGCTGATATATGTTGTAAGGTTTGTTGCATATCTTTTGCTTCTACCCAGTCTTCGCTAAATAGAAAGCAGTGTGCCCCACCACTTTTGGAACGACATACAACCAGTGGTAGTTTTACTTTTCTTATCTTCTCGACAAGAACTTTATGGTCAAGAGGATAGGTATCAATATCAATACAACCCCACTTACATTGTGACTGTGCATTGATTGGTATGATACCTAGAGAGTCCCCTTTACCTGACAGATGACCCACCCAATGATCCTTGGTCCGTGGCTCCCTAACGAGAGCCGCTCTACCGGACTTCTTACCATTGGTTTGGGTCTTATCTATCTTATAAGTGCCAAACGCCTCTTCTAGTCCGTCAAATATTGAACTAAAAGTCTCCCACATTAGAATGGCATATTTCCTTGACCGCCTTTGACTTCGGCTTTGGGCGGTGTTGCAGGCTTCGGTGCTTCTGCTTGAGGTTCATCTTGTTCATACTTTACATCAACATTATTCTGCTCAACAGATAAAGCAAAAGCCTTTGCCTCATTATAAAGGTTTATATTGGTTAGCCTTTCTTTCAACTTCATATCCCAAACAAAATAGTCACCTTTACGTCCACTTTCCATGTAAGTACCAAGACTATAAGTATATAGAAACCTTGGTGGTATAAACATAGATCCGTCAGCTTTCTGTGCACGTCTTGTAGATATGATGCTATTCCATTTACGACTTGCTTTTAGAGAAGTGCTCTTCATAGCAATCATAACAGCATCTGTAGCTCCAGTCGGCTTACCGTTTTGATCAGTCTTAATAATTAAACAGTAATGCTGATGAGTGTCTTCAATATAGTGACCTGATCCATCTGTAAGATATTCTTTATTATCTTCCTTAGATCTTTCTGTAGCTGGACACTCTTCTTTTGTAGAGTATATAGCTATCGGGGCACTTTGCTCATCACCAAGAGGAGACCATTGAATAAAACGTCTTTGAAATACACAAGGTAAAACCAACACGCCCTTGTCTCTGTCGTAGATTTCACCAGTGACAGTATTATACATATCACCTGACACAGCTCCACGATTAGCTTCAAGTATCTGCTTTGATAAGTTCGTTTTTAAAAACGGAATACTTAAAGTCTCTTGATCGACTTCTTTATTACCTAGACCTGAGTCGGCTTCCACCATGCTAAGATCTAATGTCGCAACTTGCTGTTGCTCTTTTTTTACTACTGATTCTGCCATTTACTTTCCTTTCATAATTTTAGCTCTACGGCCTGTCCACGCACCAAATACTGGCGGTATTTCTTGACCGGCTTCAGTTTGTTCTCTTATCCAAGATTTAAGTGTACTGCTATGTACGATCTCTTTCTTATCGACAGTAAATCCTCGTGACAAAGCAGCTTCATAGAAATCTTTGGCGATGTTGTCTTCACCCATACCGAACTCAGCCGCTACAGATGATTTAATCAAATCACCAAAGCCATTGTGTCGCAGCCAATCATGTGCTTGTGGGCGATCAGCTACTTTTATTGACCCACCATAGGTAGGCACAATCTCGACCTTAGAGCCATCTGATAAAGTAAAACTTTCTAAGTTGATCTCTTCCATCAACAAAGGCATATCTTCATCAGTTAAGGCAAGAAGTTCTTTCTTCGCAGTCTTGAGTTTCTCCTCAAGCTGTGAAACCTCGTCTTCTTTTAAGGATATCTTATGTGCAATGTCAGCTACGCTTTTAAGCTTATCTGTGCTAACATCACTGATAGAATCTGCACTAGTAGCGTCAGCTTCTACCTGTCTTAATAAATCACTCATGTTCAAATCTCCGTTGTTCGTGATTAAAAGTCGTTATTATTGACTTGCATATAAGAAGATATGCGTTATATAATATATTGTCAAGGGAGTTATCATGAAAATGCCATATTTATTTAAAACAAAACCATTCAGACATCAGGAAGAAATATTAGATCTCAGTTGGAAACGTAAGTATTACGCCCTGTTCATGGAGATGGGACTAGGTAAATCAAAAGTAATTATTGATACAATAGGTAAGTTAAAATTAGAGGGCGAGATCGATGCAGCTATGATTGTTGCACCAAAAGGCGTGTATGACAACTGGGTCAAACAGGAGATACCAAACCATTTACCTGATGAATTTGAACGATTCGTGGTCCGTTGGCAACCGTCCAAGTCTAAAGCTTTCCAAGACGATATGAACAAAGTTGTGTTTGAAATTATGGCTGGCGTAAAGTTCTTTATTATAAACGTAGAGGCGTTTAGCACCTTGCGTGGTAAAAAGGCTGCGTATTTTTTTCTCAAGCAAAACCCTGACAATATTATGGTTATCGATGAGAGCACTACTGTTAAGAATAGGAAAGCCATGCGTACCAAGAACCTAGTTGAGCTGGGTAAGTTTGCTAAGTATAAACGTATACTGACAGGATCGCCTGTGACCAAGTCACCTATGGATTTGTTTTCTCAGTGTCAGTTCCTTGATCCGCAAGCCTTAGGTCAGTCATCTTATTTCACATTTCAAAACAGATACGCCATCATACAGCGTAAAACATTTGGTGGTCGTAGCTTCAATGATATAGTAGGATATAGACGATTAGATGAGCTTAATGCCAAGCTTGTCAGCTTTTCTGCTCGTACACTAAAGAAGGATTGTTTGGACTTACCTGATAAAATATACATAAGAAGAAACGTAGAACTTACAGCACAACAAGCCAAAGTTTATGAGGAAATGCGGCGATTCGCACTAGCTAGACTGTCTAAGGGCGAGCTTGCTACGACAGCTTCTATTCTAACCCAGCTGATGAGATTACAGCAGATATGTTGTGGCTATCTTGAAAGTGACGAGGGCCGTTTAGAAGTGTTAGATAACCGTAGATTAGATGAGCTGATGAATATTATAGAAGAGACAAGCGGTAAGGTCATTATATGGTGTAACTATGTCTACGGCATAGCTGAGATTAAAAGAAGATTGTCTGAGGTATATGGTAAAGATAGTGTAGCTACATACTATGGTGAGACTAAACAAGATGACAGACAAGATATTGTACAAAGATTTGAAGATCCTGATAGTTCGTTACGGTTTTTTGTAGGTCAGCCTAAGACTGGTGGTTATGGTATTACACTTAATCAGGCATCTACCGTTGTCTATTATAGTAACAGCTATGACTTGGAGAGTAGGTTACAGTCTGAAGATAGGGCACATCGAATAGGACAAAAGAAGTCTGTAACATATGTAGACCTTATATCACCGGGCACCATAGATGAGAAGATCGTCGAAGCCTTGCGTAATAAGATTAATCTTGCAGACCAAGTCTTAAAAGAAGATACGAAAAACTGGCTTGCTTAACCTATGAGGCCTTGTCTGTAGCCATTGGCTTTGTCGTAGGTAAGTAGTTGCTTTCTAGGTGTTTCTGCTATGGAACAATGCACCCAGCCTGTATTACCGCCTGTGTAACATTCTAAGATCAGCTGATCAAAGTCTAGGTTTTCACTGACCCACACAGCTAGATCCATATTAGATACACCTGGAACTTCAAAGTCCACCGCGGCTTCGCCTTTGACCTTGCAGCAATGCTGACTTTTTGCGGATGACCCCACTGCTATACACAGCTCAGGACTACGGAAACCTGAACTTGGTGTGAAAGGTATGTCGTAGTGATCGCGTACAGGCTGTAGTATTTTTTCAGCTATTAGCTTGAGTGATTGTTCTTGTAGTTTTGTAGGCGTGTTTGGTATGCCTTTGCGTTCAGCTGTCTGAGACTTTGTCAGTTCAGCTAAACTAAAATTTTCTGTAAGTTTCATTGTGTGTCCGATCTTTTAACTTGTTGTGGTGAAAGTAAATTACTAACTTGTCCAAATAATTTGCTAAATATACCCATAACACCCATGTTCATTCCTTGTTTTACTAAACCCGGTGCATCTTCTTGCAAAAATTTTTCAAATCCTGAGTAATATTGTGGGCCAAATTTACCAGCCTTACCACTAATTGTTGGTGTCATGCTTGGTGGTAATTGTAAATCTTGTTGTTTTTGAAATTTACTTGCTGTTGGGTAAGATCCAATGACTTGATTACCCGGTAATATACCTCTTGTAATGTTAAGGGCTTGTGCATAAATAGGATCGTAGTTTTGAGAGTTTCTAATGTTAGACCTATTTTTCCCTGCTAATCCTACTATTCCTTGTGCCGCTTGCATAGCACTTGTTTCGTCAACATAATTATCAAAGTTTATACTATCACTTTGGTTTATTGTATTAATATCGTCTTGTGTCAGTTGAGAATCATCATCCATTCCTATCTCTGAGTCATCAACAAATCCACCATTGGCAAAAAAATTCATTGGTATTTTAGCTCCAAAATTAAACCCTCCGCCCGGTAGTTGTTCTAAAAACGGTTGGAAGCCTTTTTTTCCTGTTACAAAATCTTTAAGTTCATTAACAATTGTGCCTGCATAGCCGGGAAGATTTATTGACGTAATACCCGTGGGGCGTCTTCCTTGGGCTCTTTTAAATGTACTCGGCAATCTTACTCCAGGTCTTGGTGTATTATCGTCCGATCCTGTATCCTCTAAAGCAGATTGTATGGCTTCTTGAACAGATACAGGTGCTGTTTCAAGTCCCATGTCATATGAAGGATCGCCGGCTACACCACCGTATTGCATAAATTGTGTATTACCTTGTTGTTGAGTATTAATTAATCCTGATATGGGATCGTTTGGAAACAAAGATGCAAATCTGTTTCTATCAATAGACGCGGCTGGTGGGGGTGTCCCCACGTTAGCCGCGAGGCGGTTGTTCACACCGCTAGTTAGTCCTTGTCCAATCTGGGTGGTGGGAGACCCCTGTTGATTGGGCTGGACAGAACTCCGTTCTTCAATTGAACCTGTAACGCCTGGTAAAAACTTTGGATCAAACTGTCTTGGTAAAGGTGGTACGCCTGACTCTTGATCAGTGACTATTTTTTCTGCTTCCGATGATAAGAAACCTAAGCCTGAATCTAAAATATATGCTCTAACTCTTCTTGCTAAAACCAAAGCCTCCTTTTCATTTGCTGCTTTAGTAACTAACATTTTAAAAAAAACAGGGTCTTGAGCAGCTCTTAAAAATAGTTCCTGTGTTTTTGAAGCAGGCACATTTAAAAATCCTAAAACAGATCTTACACCAGCGGACGCTTCAATTATTCCTTGGCCTCGACCGGGTATCATTTCGCCTACACTTGTACCTATTTTTGAACCGACAAGTCTACCTATTAAATCTACAAAAGCTTGAGTGCCTCGTACAAGAGGTTTATCAAGTGGTCCTACAGTGGCGTCGGGAATAGCTTTTTGGTTTGTAATTATTCTATTAAAAAGTGTATTAAATCTTAATGCTTCATCTCCATCAATGACCCCTTCTTTTCTTAATATACCAAAGACACTGTCTTGACCTTTTGCGATGGGCTTAAACAAATAATCTTTAAAAGCTCTAAAATCAACTAAATTATCTTTACCGTACAAGGCATACTGATAGCCTCTGTCAATTATGACTTCTTTTAAGGCTGTTAAAACATCTTTATTACCTGTCTTTTTTGCAAAAGCAATCAATCTTTTTAAATTGCCCACAGGGTTTCCTGGTCTTTGTTCCGGTGTTCCTAATGCGTTTGCGATTACAATTCCTGGATTAGTTTCATTTGGTAGGAAATCAGCAAATGTAAAAATTTTATTTATATTCTTTTTTTCTGATAATCGACCTTTTCCTAACACGCCTCCGTATTGATTAAAGTCTCCGTATAAAGCTTTTCGGTCATCAAATAATTTTTGTGCAGTTTGCAGATCAGATAAATCTTTTTTTAATGCTGGAAAACGCTCTAACACTTTTCCGTATTCAGCCGGGCTCATAAACCTTGCAAGCTTTTGCGGATTAACTGTGTTCGTATCAAAATCAATAATTTGTGTAAAAGCTAATTGTAAAATGTCTTCCTGAGCACCACTCAATGTCCCAAGTTTTTTTGAGTATTCTTCTGCTAATTCTTTATTAGTGCCTTTTGCCAGCATTTGTATGCCAGACTCTAAACCATTAAAGTTGTAACTTACGGCGTCACCGCCACCTTTGAGTATTGAATTGACAGCTAATTCTGGTATAACAGCAAGCCGGCCTGATTTAGTTTTTTTAAGTAAAGTGTTTGGAAAGCCTCTAGTAAATGTATCATTTAAAGCTAGACTGAAAGCATGAGCATTTTTAATAAGTTTTGTTACTTCATCTGTTCCATCTTCAGCCCTCAATCCAATATCATCTGTCAATGAATTAGCTATCTTATTTAAAAAATGTGCATTTCTTGTACTGCCCGCAGAACTTTGCACTTTAGCAGCGGAAAATATTTGAGAACGCAAATTTAATATTTCATTAATAGTGAGTCTGCTGGTATCTATCGCGAGATCATCACCACTCTCAGGCAAAGTTTTTGTGAAATCTGTTACTGAAGCATCTATTAATTTGGCTAATGACCGATTACTTTTTTGAAAACTTCTTGCATCATTTCTCAATGTTTGCAAATGTCTTGTTGATAGTTCATCAAATAGTTGCTCTACGTCTTTACGATTGTCACCGAAAAGACCTAATGTAACGCCTTCCTCTGCACTATTGTCAATCACTTCTTGGCTATATTGTGCCGATTTAATTTTATCAAAATTTTTATTTTTTAAATCATCAATAGTTAAATTTTTAAGAGACCCTTTTTCTAAACCAAAATCATCTTCTATTATGGACTTATCAAGTGACCAACGATTACTTACATTTGGACTAACCCCAGTTACACGTTGCGGACTGTAACCTATAACTTTTAAAAAACTTTCTTGTGTTGCGTTATCGGCTTCTAAAAATAAATTTTGAAAGGTTTTACCTTTTGTCTCAGTAGTTCCAATAATTTTATTTAATATTTGAAGTCCTGATTTATTGATGCCCAGTTCTTCAAGCTCACCGGGTAAAAGACTATTTTTTTTCTTCGGATTTAATAAATCAAGTAAAGTTTGTTTTGTGTTAACCGTGTTAAAAGTAGCATTTCCTGGAATAAGTTTGTATAATTTTTGTTCTTCATCTCGCACATCTTTGATAGCTTGGTTCATCATCTTTGAAACAAGCACACCAACATTTTCAGAAGTATTGTTTTCAGCAGACCTTTTGTTAATTATGTTAGTAATTTTAAGACGAGCATCAGTAATTCTCAAGCCTACTTTAGCTTTATATAATTTATCTCTTAATTTAGCAGCCTCTGCTATAATAGTTGGGTCTTGTGTGTCTATCATTTTAATAATTAATGCTTCAGTCGCACGAAGATTTCTTTGTAGTTCAGCTTTTAAAGCAGGTTGAAGTGCGGGGAAATCTTTAAACAATGTTTTGTTTAAACTAATTAATCCTTTTTCACCAGTTATAGCAGCAGGAGAATCTAATATGCCTCTATTAATTGACTCATCAATTAAAGCAAGCACTCTTTTAGGATCACCGCCTCCTTCTTCTATAATTTTTTTAAGCTCCCTACCAACATAACCCTCACGACCTTTCGATGATGATATTAAATTTTTAACACCAGATACGATGGAAGGACCTAATTGAAAAATCAATGGAGCTGCGGCAGTTCCATAAAACATTTCTCTTGTAAATCTTTTAAACTCATCTCCAGGGTCTTCTTCCTCAGATATTCCGGCCCCTATCGCAGAGCCAAACCCAGATGTTATTTCTATGCCAGCTGTTAATCTAGGATTTTTTAAAGCTGTATAACCTAATTTTTCTAAAAAGGTACTACTGACCTGGCCGCCAAAATCTCTAGCATTTTGTTTCATCCAATTTATGGTGCCGGGCATGACTTGTCTAGCTGCTAAAAAAGGTGAAATGCTAAAAGCAGCTGTACCGCCAGCTGTTTCTCCTGAAACTTGAACTGGTCTTTTACTCGGAACTACGTTGTCCTCAAAATTAAAAAGTTCAAATATATTGTCCATAAATATATCGCCTGCTACAGCACCGCCTATGGTTGTAAGAGGAGTTAATATTTTAAAAGCTCCCGGCAATTGCATACCAATTTGATAACCCATGATACCACCCTGTAATCCAGCACCACTTTTAGCAAGACCCTCAAGTGCACTTTCTGTAAAAAGTCTAAAAGAGTTAGGATTTGTATAAGGCTGACCGTCTAAAGTTTCAGCATATGTCATTATGATTTGATCGTGTATCTGGTCAGCTGTTATAGGCTTTTCTCCCGGTTCCAAATTTTGGTTTTTTTTAAGTTCCCCAAGTACAAGATTGTCATAATCTATACCTTGACTATCCAAGATGTTTTTAGATATATCTTCAATAGAAATACCATCTTTTTGTGCAGATATTATGTCAAAAGGAGTTTTATTTATTTGTTGCTGTTCCATTTAATCTTTTTTCTTTTTATATTTTGAGAAATCAATTTCTCTTCCTTTGCCTTGTGGTTTAAACGAAAACTGACCTTGAAAAGCATAAGCGTCTGAAAATTGTTTGTAAGCATATTTCAATTGCTTTAGCTGTACAATTTTAGTGGCTGTATCCGCATAATCTTTTTCACCTTGAGGTAAGAAATTAATTTGAGTAGTTTGTACAACTAAAGCGTTGTCTATGTATGTTAATATTGCATCTATTTTTGCTTTAGCGGCAGCATCGCCTGTAAAAAATGAAGCTGGCTCCGCTGTAAGAGTTTCTAAAGTTTCTATTTGTTTTACACTATCTTTACCTTCATATGTTCTCATAAATGTTTGAATAAACTGAGTGTTTAATTGTTTCAAACTTGTAGCCGCATCTTTAGTTTTAGTGAACGACGGGTCGCTGGTTACACCAACTAAAGGAAGAGCAGCTTCAGCTATTATGTTAAAAGCATTTTTAAGAAAAGCTATTGAACCGGTACCTTTTACGAGACTAAAATCAATTTTTGGTTGTGGCACATTTATGTCATTAAGATTTGTTCTAGCTGTCTGATCTCCAAACTTCATTGAAAAAGAAAACTTACTAGTCTCTTCAGTTTTCTCTGTTGTGTCAGGATCTTTTTTTAATATAGATTCTACTCCAGTTGGTAATATGGCACCCGCTATATTACTACGACTTCTCATAGCATTAATAAATTCTGTTGGTAATTTATTTGTTTTCTTTTCATAACGATTTGTTTCAGGATTCCAAACATCTTTTGGTGTAAGATAATCAGTAACGAGGGCATTAATATTAGAATCAGATTGAGAATTACCGCCTTTCGCATAATTATCTATTGTTTTTTTATCTGATATTATAGCTAAAGTCTTTGCATCCAAAGAATTACCAAACTTTGTTAAATTGTTAGCTTGTTTTTGAAATAAAAACTTACTGTTTTCTAAAGTAGCTAAAAAGGATTTAACACCCGCAAGTCTTTCATCAATTTGTAATTTACTATTTTCATATTTAATTTTGTGACCTGCTAACATTTTTTCTAATTTAATTTTTTCTTTATTGAAAGCTATACCATCAAGTGTCTTTAATTTTTCTAAACTAACTCGTACTGCATCTATCTCTTCTAATCTTTTCTTTGAAATATTAATAGTTTGTTGGTTTTGTTCGTTCTTAATTGAATTTTGTAACTGTGTTTCTTCAAACTTTAATTTATTTAAGGTATTTGTTATATCATTTTGAGTTTTTTCTTCGGAAAACTTATCTTTATCTAACTGTAAATTTTGTAAGCTCAAACTGTTTTCAAAACTTAACTGATTTTGTTTATTTAATTCTTGAAGTTTATTAAACGCTAAAGTTTTTTCGTCAAACTCTAGTTTATTATCTGCAATATATTTTTTTAATTTATTTGTTTCAGAATTAATTGTAAGTTTTGTTTGATTGGTTGCAGCTGCAATACCCTCTCTTGATTCAATTTCTTTATTAAGTTTTGCTATTTCGTGGACTTGTGCAATTTTTTGCATATCTTTTTTCAAAACAGACTCTTTGTTAAAAAGATCTATGGCGTTCTCATGCTTTTTTTCGATTTGAAGGTTTTCTAATTCATCCTTTAATTTAATTTGTTCTTTTTCAATTGTGTTTGCTAAGTCAGCTAATTCTTTATCATAACCAAATTTAAGTTTTTGTTTTATTTGTTCTAAATTAATATTTAACTTGTTTTGTAATCCTTTTAATATTTTTTCCCTGTCAAAAGAAGCAGTTGCAGCATTTTTTTTCGCAGCTATATCTATAGACTGTTTAATTAAATTTCCACCAATTTTTAAAGATTCTAATCTTTCACCTTTTATAGCTTCTAATTTTTTTCCAGTAAAATTAATAGCTGCTTGTATGGCAGCTGCTGTCGGTGCTTTTTCCTCAGCCTTTGCTTCTGCAACACTTTTTGCTGTTCTTTGTTGGATTTTTGGTAAAAGTTGTGTGTTTTGTGTGGCTAAAGCAATTCTTTCGGCGGCACTCATTCCGGGTCTTTCATTTTGCATAGGTGCAGAAAAAGCAAGTGCAGTATTCGCTATATCGAACAAAATGTCAGACTGTAATTGATTTCTTCTAGTTTCAGGATCTGTTGTCGGCATATATTTTTCAAAAACAGGTTTAAGTTTTTCTATTTCTGATCCTAAATCCATTTTGAAGTCGGTCATAGGAGTAATTGTTGGTACTCCTTTGCCTTCACTAAATTTTAAAACTGGGTCCTCGTCTCCACGGCGGCGAACCTCACCGCCATATTTAAAATTTTCGGGTGGTTCGTTTCCAGCCCCCGTCATGCTCATTATTCCGCCAGCCATATCGCCCTGAACTGGTGTATCCATTGCCTCGCGAGCCATCGGTGCAATGCCCTCTTCTACCATACTAAGTTGAACTACCGGTGTGACCAAAGCTAAAACACTATCTGGTGTTTGAGCCGCGTCTTCTGGTCCAACTATACTTGCTAAATCATCTCTTCTTTCTTCTTCTGATTTATCCTCACCTGAAAACTGGTTCATCATAGATTGAAAGTCCGGAGCCTGCTCTAAATCTCCTGTGTCTTGTGCTACTTCACCTAAGGTAGAGGCTAACATATTAGGATCTAATTGATTTGAAGCCTGCCCCATTGGCATACTAGCCATATCAGGTTGTCTCATTAGACCAGCTACGCCACCTTCTTCTAACCCTATAATTGGAAAAACACCTCTTTCTCCAACTTCTATAGCCTCATCAATGTCTTGTTGCTCTCTTAACTCTCGTTGTTCTTGAGGCCCTGTACCCTCTGTAGTAAAAGCCAAACTAGCAGTTCCTGGAGCTCTCATTTGATCACCTAACCTTATAGCACCCATAGTTCCTACAGGTTCTTCATAATCTTGAGGTGGCATCATAACCCTATCTCTATATTGTTCCCTAGTCATACGGGGAGTTTCTGGTGGCACTTGTGAGGGCTTTTCAAATATTTTAAATTCTTCTGGGTCTAGGTTAGTGCCAAAAAATCTGTTATAATCCTCTACCGTTGTGCCCGGATTATCTCGAAAAAAACGAACTATATTATATATATTGTTTGGGTTAAAAACCTCCCCACCCTGTTTATATTTTTTTGCCAACTCAGGATTCATTTTCATTTGCACTTCTTCTGGCAATTTAGAAAACCCCTTATACTGATTTGGCACAGCTGCTCCGCCTTGACGAAACATCTGACGTTGTAATAATGTTCTATTCATCATCCAAATAACCCTGCTTTCTGAGCCCCTGCTGCCGCTGATAATCCTGCAATACCGAGGCCTAAATATTGCTGAAACGGTGATACGCTAGGTGAACTGGCTTGTGTAATAGTAGACTGGGAGGTCGGAGTCTTACTATACACATCGCCAAGAAAACCTAATCGTTGGTATGGCTCATAAAGTTGTGCCAAATTACTTTGTCTTTCTGCATCTAGCACTGCTTGATCTTGAGCCTGTAACAACTGGCCAAGTCTAAAGGCACTTTCTGTGTCTCTTTGTTGTAGTGCTTGACCTGTCTCCCCAAGAGCAGCTTGTCTTAAACCTAATTGCCCTTGTTGTCCCGCTAGAGCTGCAATTCCAGTGCCTAGTTGTGTTTGTCTAGCAAGATCTCTTTCTGCTGCTTGTTGTGCTTGTAAAAAGTTTTGTGCTTGAGCCTGTGCTAATGCAGAAGCTCTGTTTCTGTCAATTTCTGACTCTGCTATTTGTGCTCGTGACCCACCAAAAGCACCTGAGCCTACCGCTCCAGCTCTTGTCCCACTAAGTTGTATATCATAAGCACGGTTTATCTCATCAGCAACAGCCTGTTGATAAGGGTTCATGTAAGTATTTAAAAGCTCTTGTGTGACTGGACCTGCCCCTGCTCTTAAAGCTGACTCTACCCCGCCTAAGGTTTGACCGGCCTGTGCTAACGTCTGACCACCAGCTGTAAGATAGGGTAGAAAAGCACCTAATCCTGTTTCAGCTTGCGTTCTAGCAGCTTCCTGAAGACCCGTGAGCCCTGCTACTTGCTGTGTTGGCAAGGTAACAGGCTGATCGGCTAATTCTTTTGCTGATTTTAAAAGTCCTATCCGATAGGCTTCAATCTCAGGACTTTCCCTGACGGTTTGTATGGTTTCTTCTACTGCCATTATGCCATCGCCTTTCCTTTTTTCTCTAACTTACTCATTACACTATACATATTTTTTATGCCAGTGTTAAGATCTCCGTTACCTAAACCTCTTACAGCGTCTGTTGTCATCACAAATTCGCCCGGCATCAGCATAGCTCTAACGCTATCTTTACCCGGTGTGCCTTCGTTTGGTCCTATACCGCCGTTTCTTCTTGGAAATATCTCACCACCTTCAGCTGCTCTTTGAAAAGGTGGTATGAACACAGGTGGATCATCTTTTTTAAAAGGATCTACTGGTAATCGATACGGTGTATAATTAAAAGTATAGTTTGTTGGTATTTTAAAAGGTCCAGTCGCTAAATTTGGTGTCAAGCCAGCGACGTTAAAAATGTTAGGATTTCTATTATATACATCAAGACCGCTTTCAGGTATATTTAATCTTTCTTGTTCAGGTGCATCAAAGGCACCGGCCGCATAAAGGCCAAGACCAGCTAAACCAGCTGTTGGACCAAATCTAGATAAAAACCCTGGACCTGCATCTGCTCTAGCAGCTTTAATACCGGCTTCTGTAGGAGCAAAACCTTTTGCTTTAGCGTTTGCTAAATATTTCTGCTCTGCTAAATCTTGAGCTGCAATAATTTCATTTTTAGATTTTCCGCCTCTAAACATATAGTCCCCTATGGTGTCTAAAGTGCTTTTACCACCAGCGACTTGCTTGGAACCCGCTTCTGGTATTAATGGGTCAAATTCGCCATAAAGATCTGGTTTTATATCTGACTTAACTAAATTTTGCGTGGCAGTGGGCTGGTATGAACTAAAAGGATCTGATAAAGTTTGTGAAAAACGTGCTCCGGGGCCGGCTAAAGCTTCTGACACACCTGTACCAAAACCTTTTCCTGCAATAGCACTACTGGCACCACTATATATGGCACCTACCCCACCCGCTAAGGCAGCACTTTTTACGGCATCCCCTAAATCACCGCCTTGCATAAGTGTAGATATACCTGAACCAAGTGCAGCTCCATATATAGGGCCAAGAGGTGTCATACCTAACACAATTGGCAAAACAACAGGAGCAACCTTTTTTAAAGCCTTGCCTACACCTTTAAGGGCTCTTGACACGCCTTTACCTATCTTACTAACACCTTTCTTAATACCCTTAAATAATTTTGATAAGAAAAATTCAGGTAAACCTGTGTCAGGATTTATACTGTTTTTCTTTGTACCAACAACATATCTCTCTGGGTCTTCTACCCCTAATTCTTTTAAGTGAGAAAAAATGCTTTCTTTAAGGTCTGGATTATTTTCTATTAAGGCCCGTGGCACGATAAGCTCGCCTGTTTCAACGTGAGCAACCGTATCATCGCCATATCTACCATACTCAGCAATTTTTTTACCAACGTCTTTAAACTGTGCAATACCATCTTTACCAAAAGCTTCTTCAAGTTCGTTTGCTTCTAATAGATCCAGTTCCTCATCGGTATAAATAAAATCACCGATACCGCCCGCCGGCATATCAATTTTTTGTGTGGCTCGGTCCATGCCCTAGTTTACCTTATAATTACTATTAAGTCTATGTAACAATTTTAATAGTCCCGCTGTCATTAAATAACGCACCCACCTCTAGACCACTAGAACTTGTCGGTAAATCAGTCAATGTAATTTTAGTTGCCCGTAATTCACCAGGGTTTCTTTCTTGTGAGATAAATATCTCTAAAGAACGCACTAGATCTTCTACATATTGTCTAGTTATAACTTCAGGTGGTTCTGGTAACCTTGGTGGTGGTATGCCAACTAATGCCATTATCTTCTTCCGTCTTCTCTAATATCAACTCTGGGTGTCCCCATCTTAAATTTACACCCTAATGCACTAGAATCAAGTCTTATTGCAAAAGATCTGCCCCTAATTCTATAATCTAGTTTTTCTGTAAACTGCTCAACAGGACTTGTTGCGGTTCTTGATGTTGTGCCTGTACCTGTTTGATCAAAATCAGAGCCAGGAAAGTCTCTCGCTTTTACTGTAAATGTTGCGTTTGGAGAGCTTCCAGTAACAGATCCAGTAAATGTAAGATCTGGTATAACCCTTTTAAGAGATACAAACTTATCTCCGTCTCCTATGTCCATCGGAGCAGTTTCTATAAAAGCAGTCATGGCAGAGGTATCATCGTCAAATCCAGACTCATGGTTGAATAAATGTGGTGTGCTTGCAGCGATAGGAAAGTTTCTTATACCACGATCTAACCAAGCCGTCCTAACTAAACTTCCAAAGTACCACACTTTTTCTACATAATTCCAGATGACGTACTTATCATTCTCTGATGAACTTGCTGACGGATAGAACCACCAAACCTCACCAAACTCAGAATTAATACCAGCGACAACTTTATCTTTTTCTTCTAAATTAAAGTTTGTAAACACTTCATCTTTGACTGTGCAAGGCAATTGTGCAGTTTGTCCAGCGTGTACATAAAAATTATCAATACCCATCCAATATACCACATCCTCTGTGGCAATAGCTGCACTTGGAGACATGATAGTTATATTAGATGCTATTTGCGTAATACCAAAAGTAAATGGCGGGCCTATAAATCTCATTGAGTGTAAAGATTTATCTGTGTAAACAAGTATTTCTCTTTTTGTTTCAACCGCCTGTACAAATGTCGAACCTGCACCAAGTCTTAGGTCCCCAGCTGTATTTGTCGCTGTTGGAAACCAGTCAACCGGGTTTTCTTGACTGCTAAATCTTATGAGCAATGGATCTTGTACACCATTTCCTTGTGCAGCACTACTACTAGAGTTTACTGCATCACAACCAAAGGCTATGACATGACGATCAACATCAGATACTAAAACTTGTTTTGCTATTGTTGGTACACTTTTTTCTCCACTAAACGTGGAAGTTGCACTTAACTCTACAGCTCTAGAGCTTGTCCCATCTGTTTTATCCCAGTAAAATAAACCGTTATCTCTAGGATTGATAATTAAATCTTCCCCAAAGTTATCATGTGACCAAGTTCGGATCTGTGCACCAGGAACCGTGACACTTGCTGCATCACCCCATCCTACAAAATCATCAGCAGAGGAGGCGTTACCTTCAATTAAAAATACAGTTGCACCATCTGCGTGAGTGGCTGCTGTAGTTCCATTCTGTGCTCTTGTTACTGTAAGATCATTTGTTGCTACGTTTGTAACTTTTAAAATTTCTTCATCAATTAATATAAAATCATTGTTAGCTATGCCAGTACCACTTGTTACGGTAAGTGTCGTATCTGAATCAGTAAATGTGCCACCCTCATTAATTGTTGTTGATAAAGCACCACTGGTTGTGCCGCCATATTGACCTGCTCCAAACCCAGTACCACCAACTGTATTATCTAAACCAGTATTAATTTGGTATGTACCCACTGTACTACCGCCACCATTACCACTATCAGATGAACTGGCTGTTACACTCACAGTTATTTCATACTGACTAGATGAAACAAATCTTGTTATTTGATGCTCTGCATTAAGTATAGCTGCTGTTACATTTCCACCTAAACTTGCAGCGTCTGAAAATGTAACAAAATCATTAACAATAGCACTATGGCCTGCATCTGTAACAGTCACTATACTAGAGCCATTTGTAGCAGAAAAAGTTACATCACCAGCACTTGTTGTCGTTCTGATTGGCGTGATGTCATTGAAAGTTTGACCTTCTTCAATATAATATTTTAAATGTGATCCAACACCTAAGAAATCAGATCCATCGAGACCAACCCAGTTGTGTAATCTTCTAGCCGTGCCCTGGTAAGAGTTCGGACTAAACTTAACCCAACCACCTATTTTTTCTGGAAAACCAAAACGAAAACGTATTTTGTCACCATCAACATACCCACCTTCGTTTGCATAAGGTGTTACATCTTTCACGATACCTGGTTTAAATTTTAAAGTTTTTATAGGCATTATAATGCACTCGCTGAAAAGGTTCCGCTATATCCGCTAGTATCAAGACTACCTGTGCCACTGTTAACGACTGCTAAAGCAAAAGGCTGACTACTGCCATCACTACCAGATATTGTCATAGTAATATTAAATGATCCATCTGTCGAGTTTGTTGATGTAGAAGTTGCAGTTGCACCAGCACTCACAGTGACTCCGTCAAAAGGATCTGCACCAGACAACACACAAGATATAGCTAAATTATTAGTGAAGACAAATCTTCTGTCATTACCCGATCTTACATATCTAAACCATAATCTTCTTGTGCCTGAAAAATTTAATTGATGGTTAGTTGTGCCAGAGTATCTATTATGACCACCAACAGCACCACCTACTAAACTACTATATATCCCTATACTCCCACTATAATTAGAGTATTCATCCATGCGTAATTGACTTACTGTGTTAGGTTCTATTGTAGCAACATATAATTTATATCCCGCGCTTGCAGGAGAGGTTGTAGTGCTTGTGCTTGTATCTCCAACAAATTGAAAAGCTGTAGTGCCATCTGTAACATTCATCGAATACTGAGTACTAGCACCACTGTATGATCCAGAAAATATATTAGCAGCATTTGGAGTGCTTCCTCCAACTGTTGTTACTCCACTATCTATTGACGATCCGTTATAAACATAATTACCACCCGCATCTACATATTTTTCTACAGTCGTATCTGTTGCAACATTTGAAACAACAATAGTAGAACTATCAGAGTTTGAAAATGTTGTTGTGCCTGTATGACTTGTAGATGATTCAGTAGCTGTAGATGTTTTTAAAGTAGATTGAATGTTACCACTGCCTCTTAACTCTAAAGTTGTGCTTGAATTTGTTGTTAATGGTGAGCCATTTGCATTTAATATATTGTTACCATTCGTGTCTAGTATAATTTTTTTATGAGCAGAGTCATTATTAAGAGTAAGATTACCAGATATATTATCTGTAAGTTTAAAAAACTGAATAGGTAATTTGCTTTTAGCAGTTCCAGCTTTATCGTTCAAAGTCCCTGCTGAGTTAACCTCAGTAAAACCTACGTTTGAAATTAAAGGTATTGCCACTTGTCACCTAAAATTTAATTGACTCTATAAAAGTAAATACAGAACCATTTTGATTAATTGCTATTGCAAAAGAAACTGAACTACCAAGGCTTACACCTTGAGAGTTAGACGGATAACTTAAAGTTAAAGTGTTTGAGGAACTTGTCTTATCTACAATGATATATTGTCCTATTGCTAAACTACCTATAGCTAACGTCAAAGCAACATTGTTACTAGAAGTATCCACCTTTTGATAAATTGATTGTGCAGAAGAAGGTGTAAGTGTAGCAGAAGAGGATGTTATAGCACTTGGAACTGTTACAAGATTTGCATTAAAGTATGTAGAAAAAGTAGCGGCAGTTGTTTGTCTCATTGTGCCACCATCGTTAGTCACAATGCCATCACCTGCTGCAACAGCCGTGGTTCCAGCACTTGTGCCACCATCCATAAGATTAAGTTCTGCTCCTGTAGCTGTAACTTTTGTTCCGCCGAAAGCAAAACCATCAAGCAAGTCAGTAACTTTGGCACCAGATCCTGCACCATCTGCAAAGATAAGACCTTTTGATCCGTCTGGTATAGATACGTTGCCACCAGATCCTTGTGTAAAAGTTGCAGTCTGACCAGAGTTATTATGCACAAAATACATTTTGTCTTGATCATTTGGTGATATTGTAATCGTGTTTGTACCAGATGGTGAACCACCCAATACAAGAACTTTGTTACCACCCTCTGACAATGCCCCGTCAGTCGTGGTCAATGTATGTGATGTGCCAGATAGTGTGATAGCTCCTACACCATTTACGGCTCTGTCTATAATATCTAGATTTAAATTAGTCGTTGTCCCCCAAGTTCCAGCTTGTTCACCAGAACCTATTTTTTCTACTCCTAAATTTGCTGTATAAGAACTTGGCATATATCCCTCATGCGTTTATTTCTGTGTATGTTTCTGTACCACTTGGCGTTATCTCCGTCCATGTCTCTGTACCACTTGGCGTTATCTCAGTATAAGTCTCATTTGCTTCTGGCACAATAGCTACATACAGTATATCTCCAGAAGTTGTTTTTGTAAAATTTAAATCTTGTGAAGATACACCAGAAAGTATGGCTATACCAGATGTTGTCTTAGTAAAGATGCTAGACATAGTAACATCTGTAAAGTTAACTATCTTTATATCTTCAGTGGTTTGTGTAAAATTAGAGCTAACTTCTGCACTAACACTACCAGTAATAAATATGCCTGCGGTTGTCTGAGTAAAGTTACCACTTAATGATGAAACACCCACAAGTATTCCAGAGCCTATACTTGAGCTAGTGCCAAGAGCACTCATCTCTGCTGTGGCAACTTGTAAAACGCCTCCTACATTTGCAAAAGCGGCTTCAGCAAAAGAGGAGTTACCAAACATCACTCGGCATCCTTGATGGTTAATCTTCCTGCTTCTACTTGTTTTAGTATTTCTGCATAGTGTCTGTTAGCAGGGTCTAATGGTACAAACATTTTTTGTCCGTCTATTTCTGCAATAATTATTTTATCTGAACCATTTATTTGTTTATTATATTGTGCTGTTGTAATATTCATTATTTTAACCTTTATAACTCTGCATCTGCTGTTGCATGAATTTGTAAATTAACACCTTGGTAACCACCACTATCATCTCTAATAGACACATTGTTCTCTCCACTTGAGTACAATTGTGCTGTAGGCCCATTACTACCAGAACTTGAAAAATTAGCATTTGAAGCATATGGATTAAAAGTAGTAACAGTAGGAGCTGCTCTTAATTTTACTGTCATCCACCATTGAAGTATGTTATCATAAGCACTATTTGAAGCGGCAGGACCTGATATTGCATTTAATTTATTTGTAGGATTTTGTGCAGGTGCTTGTGCATATTGAAATGTTTTACAAAAATACCTTTGACAGAGTTGTAGCTCTTCCCCAAATGACCTATGCTCAAATGGTGTGGCTACAGAGCCTACTTCTAATTGCACACCAGTAATGTACCATTCATTATCTGTTGAAGAAAATAAATTTGTTTGCCCAACTGCTCTATTAGCATCCGTAGAACTTGCCCAACTTGTATTTAGTGTACCACTTGTTCTATTAGTTCCTGATGCAAGAAACCATTGAGCAATAAATGAAAGTGCATTGTCATTATCAAAAGCACCTGTGGTGTCAGCAGGAAAAATTAATGTTTTCTTTTCCCATGTGTTAGCACTATCTATTGTATAAGATTTACTTACTTGTCTTGTATTATCTTGATCAAATAACTCGACTATATATGTGCCAGTAACATTAGATTTTACATGAAAAGATAAAGTATATTGCTCTGCATCGGATGTGCCTTTTTTGAATTTTTGCACATCTTGACCTTCAAAAAACTGAGATATAGCTGCTCCACTAGCAGCATTGAGGCTAGATTCTGCTGTTGTAATATCTACTTTAAAGCTATTTGCAAAACCATTTGGAGAGTCTGTAGATTGTGTTATGGTAAGTCTACCACTATTCATGGTAAATCCATATCTAAATCTATCTATAGAATAAACGCCTGCTGTACCACCAATACTTGTAAAACTTGTGCCTCTTTGTGCAACTTGCATACCACCATTAATCATTAAATTTCTTCGACCACCAACCTGATTATTGGTTAGGACTTCACCCATCTTTGCTAATTCTGCTGCTTTACTCATGCTAAGTCTCCGTGTACTGTGCTATGCGTTATTTGATCATTAGCAGTTAAGCTATCTGTTCTTTCAAAAGTTCTTAATGCGTATGATCCAGTTGCAACTGAATTAATAGCAACTAATTCTGCGTAGTGTGTTCCAACAGTTAAAGAATAATTTGCATTGTTCATGTCATTATTGATTGTTATTGTATATAAAGCATTTGATGTCTCAGTAGTTGAAGAAATATTAAAACTGTCTTGAGCAGTTCCTGCATCATTAAGTTTTGCCCAAGCCTTTGCACTGCCATTAGATACAGTTTCTAATGAAACTGAATTATTACTACTTGCATCTGTTAATGTGTTTACTCTTAATATACTAGCCATTATGCTAAGTCTCCGTGATATATAATACAAACAGGGTCATAATCTATATTCTCATCATTATCATTTCTAATAGTAGTATGCCTGTTTGATGAAGTAGTCATATTTGCTTTAGTATCAATAGTAACAAGTCCTTCATCTTCTCCAGAACCACCCCCTGATGGATTTGATGTAGTCATGCCAGATGGAGCATAAGTTGCATTTCCCATATTGTTTGATAGAGCTACACTTACATCACCTGTACCATTGTCTGTAATGCCACTACAATTTAAAGAATCAACTAATGCTGCCGTTCCTATTTGATCTATATTAACCCATAATTTAGCTAACCCTTGTTGCAGATTAGTTGTTATACTATTGCCTTCACCTGTAACAAGTATAGAACCTGCTGTGCTTACACCTGTAAATTTATCTACTTTAAGTTCACTAGCCATTATGCTAAGTCTCCATGAATAACAAAATGTGTAGGGTCGGTGTCTTGTTGAGCACCACTATGATGAACATTTTTTGTAGTATTTCCAGTAGTTGCTTGTGCAACACCATCTGAACTTATATAACTAAAATAGTTTCCAGTAGAAGCTCCAACGACACTTCCTGTTACAGGATGTTTTGCTGTCCCCATATTATTTGTGTAAGTAAATGAATAATCCCCAGTATCATTGTCTGTAATACTTGCTATATTAAAACTATCCACTATAGCTACAGTTCCTTCACCATCAATAGTATGCCAAGCCTTTGCTATACCTTGAACTAGGTTTTGTGTAGCACTGCCACCATCAGATACATAAGTAGATGTATTACCTACCTTAACATTCGTGCCACCTGACCCTGCTTTATCTACGATGGTATCTACATTAAGTTGACTTGTCATACGATACTCCAATAACCATTAACAGTAACTGTCGCTGATTGTGTTATAGGTCCAGCACTCACGCCATTCTCATCTGAGTCTATGGTTATGTCTGCACTAATAGTCTGACCATTTAATCTGATTATACTATTGTTACCCTTGAAAGGATACCTTGTATCTGACTCGTTTTTTGTATAAGAGTTGGCAACTGTAAAGACATCATAGACAACCATTTCTACGATATCATTTAAACTGGCAGCTTGAACTAATACGACAGTCGTACCAGTAGTTGCAGTATAGTCTGTGCCTGGTACAAGCAACACACCATTTTGATAGACATCCATGTACCTTGAGTCATTATAACTGAGCGTTAAAGAGTTGGCATCTGAACCACTAAAGCTCGTTTGACTAGCGGTAGCTTGATACTGAAATCTACTTCTTACTCCAAAATTTTCTGATCTTCCTATGTATGGCATTTTAACCCTTTATCTCTGTTGCTGATATAAATGAAGTAAATCTTTCATAATTTTGAGCATCACTGTCACTTACTGTTTTATTTAAATAAAATGTTAAAGTTCCACTTCTTGATTGTCTTAAACCAACTTTATATGTTATTTGAGAAGTGCTTGAAGGTGTGTCAAAAAAAGAATACATTGGTGCTGAATTGGGCGTAGAAGCATTGTCACTATCCGTATAGCTTCTGTAAAATCCGCCAACTCCACTGTTTCTACTACCTGCTGTAGGATGACCTATTTTAGTAGAATCTCTGAAAAAGAAAACTGTACCATCCCATGTTGCAGCATGATTTGACCACTCACCCAATAATTGTGCTTGTAATAAAATAACACTATTAGAAAAACTAGGTGTAATATTGACAGTTAAATCTGTTGCTACAACATCATTATTTTGAGCACAACTTATAGTATTAGTTGAAGTAAATTGTGTTCGTTGTACTTGCAAAATACTGCCACTAGGAAAAGCACCTGGTCCTAATTGAGTTAAAGCCATTAACTACTCCTTATGCGTATGGACTATCGCCTAATACAGATGTATCCCATGCTGCCTTGAGCTTTGCGATTGTGTCTGCATCAGATATAGCTTTTGCTGCTGGTGCATCTCTTAGTGCTTTCTTTTTAGCCACACTTGCAGTCTTTGCACTTGCGTCATCTGCTTCTAACGCTTTCATATACACAACATCTTCTGCTTCAAGCAAAGGCTTTCTGACTTCTCTAATCTTTTCTTGAAATATTTTTTTTGCTTCAGTCATGTCTTCTGATATAACTTTCTTGTCTGAGTCTACGACCCAAGCACCTCTAAAATGTCTATCAGAGGGTTTAGTAACTGTAGAAGCATCTACAGTAACACCATTTTTATCTACTATATTTGTTGTCGGCATTTTTTACTCCTTATGCTACTTCTTCTAAATTTACTACATTTTCATCAATCTTCCAAGCGTTACGCCATTCTCTTGTACTTGGTAGCTGATCCTTTTTACAAATTACTAATCTTGGTTTATTAGCTTTGTCATAATTTCTCCACACTCTTTGTGGTATGTCTTTCATAATTAAATATTCTATTGCTTGTTCTTCGGTCATTGCATCTACTGGTTTGGTATTGTGTAGCAAATAACCTCTTGTGTGTTTCTTGAAATCTGGCTTCGCTTCATCTTCTGCTAACAACCAGTACACTTCTACTGGTGGCAGTATACCGCCTTGTAATGCACAAGCTAACCAGTTGGGGTCTGGTACAGTTACCTTAGAACATTCTTCTGGTTTATCTGGATCTTCCCATACAATACGATAGTCCGATTGTTTACCTTCTAAGTTTTCTTTTGCCCAACACAATCTATCCCATAAATGTGTGCCTTGAAACTTTGGTGTTTTTATTGTCATGCTAAGTCTCCGTGAACAGCTAAATTAAGGTCATCTAAATCAGAAGCTGAATTTCCATCATAAAAACCTCTTAAATGTTGACCAGTGGTCGCTCTTGCTCTCAGTCCTACCATTCTATTTCCACCATTATCTACTAGCTCTCCTGCTGCACCCGTTGAACAATAAACTGCATTAGCCATAGGACTTGTAAAAACTGGGTCATACAAACCTGTTCCAGAATCTGTGATGCTCGAATGATTTAAATTATCTCCAACTGCTATACTAACTGATTTCCCATTCATTTGAAGCCATGCTTTAGTTACGCCATTGTAAATGTAACTTGTGTCTACAGATTTTTCTGTGCTTGTCTTTTTTGAATCAGATGTTGTTAATGTATCAAATGCTATTGTTCCGTTTGCCATTATGCTAAGTCTCCATGTATTGTTACAGAGATAACTTCTCTATCTACTGTGCTACCTCCAGTTTTACATTTAATATTTAAAAGATTAGTAGCAAAATTAGTGCTATAAGCACCTGCAACAATAGTAACTTTACCATCTTCCTCTGCCATACCTGATGGAAAATATGTAGTGTTATCCATATTACTGCTATAATTTATTCCGTATTCACCTGTGCCATCATCATCTAAACTACTTACATTAATAGAAGCTCTAGTGGATACTGTGCTTTCACCATTGAAGTTAATAAAGATTTTACCTAAACCTTTTTGTAAACTTGCAGTTGTGCTACCATCTGTAACATTTATAGCATCTGCTGTAGTTGTACCTGTTAAGGTGTTTGTCTTAATGGTACTCATGCTAATGCTCCAAAATATACATTTGTAGTTCCATCATTATCAGCTACTCCACCATTTACATAAACAATCATAGTTCTTACTGAGCCAGTAGCTAATGTTCTAGTTTGTGGTTGTCTTAATTCACCTGTACTTGTAACTCCACCTTGTGCTGTAGTAATATCATTCGCAACACTAAAGGCATTTGTAAAAGTTAAAGTATAATCTCCAGTTCCATTGTCTGTTCCACTAGCAACATTCAAAGTTGCATTTAAAGAGTTGTTTGAAATATGATATCTAGCAAACGCTTTAGAAACAGCTAATGTTAAATTTTGTGTAACACTCGTGCCACCATCAGACTCATACACAGATGTATTCTTAACTCTTATATCTGTTCCTAATGACCCGCCAGTCTTTCGTATTGTATCTACAAATATTTCACTCACGATGTTACTAACCTTCCGCCACTTTCAACTGTAAGAGTCACGCCAGATGCAACTGTTAAAGGACCTGTAACTTGTGCATTTTCTGTGGCAAGTATAGTTACGTTAGAAGTTAAACTTTGTGCGTTCGTTCTAAAGATACCACCAGATTTAAAATTACCTTTATTTTCATCTGCTGGTGTAACTGTTCCAAATGTTCTGCCAAAAAACATAACAAAAATATTGTTGCCAGAGTTATTACTCGGTGCGGCTGTAAATGTTAAAGTTGTTCCATCTGGCACTGTATAGGCTCCAGTTGGCTCTTGCACCACACCATCTACAGATACAACGATATCTTGTTCTGAACTTACAGTTTGATTTAATGTGAAAGTTGTTGTACTGCCATCGC